AATGATAATGTGGAAGGAACATTTGATTTCAAATGGTATCTGGATGATAATGAACTGAATAGTTCAATGACATCACCATCTGTATCAATAGTAAGTGTTGGTAATTCTTCGATACTTACTCTTGATAATATTCCACTAATTAATGACAACTCAAGAGTTTATCTGAAGACGGATTATATTCCAGCAACTGGTGAATCACAGGCAAATAATGAACCACTTCAGTCAGATACTGGTACAATTGAACTGATCAAAAACATTCAGATTCTAACTCAACCAGTAACTCAAACTGTTGCTTCTGGTGATGATGTAACATATACAGTTGAAGCTCAACTGGAGAATGGATTAAAGACTGGTATCGAGTATCAATGGTATTTTGATGGTTCAGTCAGGAATGATGGTGGTGTAGCTGGATTTACATATAGTGGAACTAACACAGATAGTGTTAAAGTTGCTGTTGATGAAAACGTAACAACTGGTGGTCCAGCAGTTTGTATTAGTGTCCTTGGGTTGACTCTTGAGAGTCAATCTACAATTGATAGTGATTGGTCCTCCTTTAGATCAAGTTACCCACAAAGACCATTCCATCTCTTACAACCACCACAATTTCCCAATAGTCTTCTGAAGGTGCCTTCATCATACACTAGTGATGGTCTTGCATATCCTATACAAGCTATAAATTTGGACGGTGGTGACACAAACCAGACAAGTGATTGGTTCACTCTGACTGGATTGAATAATGCTCCAGCTGGTACTTCGGTCTCTCTGGCAATTGATGATTCATTTGGTGGACCAATATCAATTACAGACAATAGTGGGAGTGTAAGTGTATCAGATCAAACTAATACCGATCTTCAAATTTCAGTAAATAGATTTATCAATGTTTCTAGTGGAACTGAAGGTCACCCAGTCGGAAGTATTGGATATGATATTACTTTCCCCCAGTTAGGATCAACAGGCAATGTTGAACTTGAGGCATATGTCAACAACACTTCAACTAGGGCAAGTGGTCTAACTGCATCTGACAATTCTATTGCAGTTTCATCAGGTTACCCACAGAGACTCAGTGCAAACTCATTCAGAGTTGCTTTTGACATGACTAATAGTGTTGGATCAGGAAGACAGGCAACACTGGTGAGGAGTTGGGGATTTAACTTCCTTTCACCAATCGTCTATGGTATTGGTGGTAGAACTGTTCAGATTAATGTCAGAGCATCAGTAAATGAGTTCACTAAGAAGTGTAGAGATAATGGAATGAATCTCTACTATTCTACTATGTCTGGTGAGAGATGGGCTATTGATCATAATAGGTCACTACCCGAAGCTGGTAATAATACTGTTCAGAATCTATATTGTGAGGTATCACACCCACAGTCGTTCAATTCACCTCAGAATACTAACACTGTAACTATGACAGTGGTCTCACCAAGACCACTGATTACTTTTGAAGCTTATACTTTCGCTAATGACTATGCAACAAAAGATGTAGACTTTGATAGTAATCCTGAATTTACACTTGATCAGAACACTTTTGGATCACAATATAGTATCATTCAGTTCCACTCAGTAGAGAGGAACAACCCTATCATCATGAATATGTTTGGTTCTAAGGGAGCTGGTTCTAATGGTGGAGAAGGTGGAACTGCAACTATCAAATTTACAGCTGAAAAAGATATTGAGTATACTGTGATTGGTATCTCAAATAATTCGGCTGTATTCTTGTATCGTGGTTCAACTCTTATTGCTGTTGTTGGCGAAGGTGGAGACAGCGTGGGTCACTCTGACGCTACATCTTCAGTATCAGGTGGTGATGGAGGTGGTGCAAGTGGTTCCGGTGGTGATGGTGGTAGTAATAGTGGTTCCGGTGGTCAGTATTCATCACTGTCACTGAATGGTGTATACGGTTCAATCACACCATCTAGTGTTACTTTACAGAGTGGTGATACTCTAGCAACTCAAAACCAGGGTGGTAGAACTATTGCTTGTACCAAGGGTTCTTATTGGATAAATCAGGCTATTTCGGCTTGTAGTAATAATAGTTCAAGTGAGATCAAGTATGTCAACATTGATGGGACAACTATTAATTCAAGTTCTTCTATCATTAGGGGATTTAAACCTGGATATACCATTACTTCAACAGCTGGTGCTGGCCTAGCTGCTGGTGGACAAGGTGGTAATGGTGCAGTAGGTGGTAATGGTGGATCTAATGGTCAAGGTGGTGGCGGTGGATCAGGATACAATGATGGTAGTGTAGAGATTGTATCAACTCGTCTTGGTGGTTCAACTGGACTAGCTAAAATTAGCATGAGAACGGAAACTTCCCAGTTCGTACACTTCTTTGATAATAGAGTTAGACCTAAGAGAACTACTTCTCTTACAAGTACTGGTAATATTGCCAGTGTATCTGCTCAGTCTGAGAGTGGTAATGGTCAGCCAGGTGATACCGGTGCTAAACATTATCTCGTCACAATGGATGCTGACTATACTGGTCTCACTATTGAGGTTACATCAGATCTCACAGCCGCTGGTGGTTCAACCGATCCAGACATGCGAGCAGGAGCGATACAGAAACAGAACTCTACTCAGTGGAGAGTATGGTTCGTCAGAGGAGGTGGAACATCCAATACCTTTATCAGAGAAGCGACCATTATTGGAAACTTATAAATAACTATCAGGTGGATAGTGAAACCTAACGGAGACAAATGGCTGTAAACAAGAATTTTGTAGTCAAAAATGGAATAGAAGTAGCAAATGATCTAATTTTTGCTTCATCTGACCAAAATAAAGTCGGTATAGGTACCACTCAACCTAATGCTCTCCTCGAAGTTGGAGGGGATTTTAAGGCACTTGGGAATTCAACTGTAGTTGGATTTGCAACTATCCAAGATACACTTAAAGTTGGTAGTGGTGGAACCGTACTTCTTGCTGATGTTCAATCAGGAAGATTAGGATTCAATACAGCTACACCACATCATAATGTTCACATTTCTAATGTGGGTAGTGGACTCACTTCACTATATGTTGATGGTGGTAATGTTGTTTTTACTGGAGACCTCAGTGGTTATAACGCTGTTTTCTCTGGTGATGTCAATTTAAGTTCAGGTAATCTTGTTGTTGGCGGTGCAGCCACAATTACCTCTAACCTGGTTGTTGGTGGTGACATTAGTTATGATGAGGCTAATGGTAGAAATATCAATATTAGTGGTATTTCAACACTTGGAACAGTACAGGTTTCAAATGGTCAAGTAACATCAACATCCGGTGTTGTAACTTACTTTGGTGATGGTTCCAATCTGACAGGAGTTACCGCTACCGCTGGTGGTACAATTGGTCTTGGTGCCGAAGGTACATTTGTGGGTTCTGGGGTTACTCAGATAAACATCAACTCCTCAAGCGGTTCGGGTGTAGTAGCATCTTCAGTACATGCTGGAATTGTTACCGCAACCATTCAAACTGGAGTTTCGATTGGTCTTGCTATCGCTCTCGGTAGTTGATAAATATTCCTAACACTTAAAGAAAAATGGCAGAAGTATTTGTAAATTCACTCACACCATCGGCAGGTATTGTTGCGACAAACCAAGCTGGAATTATTGCAGCAAATGCAACCACAATTACAGGTATTTCTACTCTGAATGTGGGTCTTGGTTATATGGTTGACAACCAAAACTTCCGTGGTGGAACTAAGGTATCTGGAATTGGTGTTGGTCAAGTCACTGTAAATAGCACATCCACCAATAGTGCTACCGCAACCACACAAAGTGTTAACTTTTTGGGTCCAACGACCTGTTACACTTCACCTGGTAGCACTAAATCAATTCTTATTGGTGGCACATTCGCTAACATAACAAAAAGTAATGTCAACATATTTGTTGAGGTTGTTTCTGGTTCTAACAGATCAAACATCGCTAATGAGATTCCTGTTCCGACCGGAAGTTCATTCGTAATTAGTGACGCCGGTAAGACAATTTTATTGGCGGCAGATGAACTTCGTGTTTATTCTGATATCAATAATGGTATTGATGTAACTCTTGGCATTCTTCAGGGGGTAAACTGATGGCTGATAGAGGAGGGTATCTAGGTAGAAATCCTGGAGACACATCTGTTCGTTTTGCTCGTCAATCGTATGTGGTATCAGGTGCAACTTCATTATTCACATTCTCTTCAGGATATGACGTTGGATTTATTGATGTCTTTCTGAATGGATCAAAATTAGTCAATGGACTTGACTATACTGCTAATGATAAACAGACAGTTAGTCTAACAATTCCAGCACAGAGTGGGGACTCATTAGAACTTGTAGCTTATAAAGCGTTCGATATAGTTAGTATTATATCATCTTCTGATGGTGATTTCACTGCTAGTGGAAACATTATAGCTGGTGGTACAATCCAAGGTAATTTTGTCGGTGATGGATCTGGACTGACTGGTATTTTAACTGGTGGAAGTAATGGATCAAATCTCACTGGTATTGTAACCAGTATTACGGCTGGTGATAACATTTCAGTTGATTCTTCAACTGGTAATGTAACAATTACAGGTTTGGCTAACACATCTAATGTGGTTGCAGACACACTAGTTGTTAGTGGTGTTGGTACATTCTCAGGTGGTGTTAAGGGTATCGGTATTAGTTCCGGTGGAACTGTCGTTACTACTGATGCTATCGAGACATTAAACTTCATCGGTGCAGGTAACACTTTCAAGGTAACTGGTTCTCAAGTTGATATCAGTATCCAAGGAGGAGGCGGTGGAGCTGGACTATCCACAGTTGGTGTTAATACAGGATTTGTATTCTCTAATCCCAACTCTATAACAACAAGTATTCAACTAACAGAACCCGGATATAATTATGGTATGTTTGGTCCAATCACTATTAGTGGTGTGGGTGTAACCGTCACCGTTGGTGCTGGTAATAGTTTCACTATTGTATAAGGAGGAATAGAAAATGGCTCAACTTAGAGTAGATAACATCACTAATCAGAATGATGACGGACCAGTAATCTTTGATAAGGGTATCGTTGCTTCTGCTGATAATCTTATACTAAAACCAGGTACAACATCTTTCAACCCTGTACAACTTGCTACCAACGTTGGCATTACCACCAACATTCAGATTGGTTTCAACCAAACGATGCAATTCAGTGGTATTGGTACCATTCGCATTCGTGAGGGTTCGGCAACCGGAACAATCACTACTTCATTTACTTGTGGTGTATCATCTGAAGCAAATTTTGTTGGTCAAACTCTTATTATCAATCCAAAGGATGATTTGGCTACTGGTCAAACTTACTTTGTCACCTTACCATCTGTTGGTATTGCAAACACAGTAGGTTCGTTCATTGAACCAGTTACTAATTATCAATTCCAAACGGAATTTATAGATTTTAATATTCAAGGTGGTGACTTTGAACAAGTAATTGTATCACCTACATCACCAACTGGATATTATAAGTATAATGTCTTTACCAGTTCTGGTATTGCGACATTCCAATCACCATCAGCTGCAGCTATAGACTTTGCTTATGTAATGGTCGGTGGTGGTGGAGGTGGAGGTTCTGCAAGAGGTAGTTACTATGATCCAGGTTCCGGTGGTGGTGGTGCTGGTGGTTATGTAAAGAATTACAATTCAAATAATTTACCAGCTAAAAACTACACTATTTCTATCGGAAGTGGTGGATCTGGTTGTTGGAATTGGCCAACTGGAATAAGTGGAGCTCCACCAACTACACCATCCCAGGGAAGGTCACCTAGCCCAGCTGTATATACTGTAATTCCATCACCTGGGGGCAATTCAACATTTGGACCTACACCAGTAGGAACACTTATTGCATATGGTGGTGGAGCAGGTGGCCATGGTAGTATTCGTGGTAATCAACCTCCTTCTCCGGGTGATCCCAGTGCGGCTCCATACAGGCTTCAGTGGTGGGATACCAATGTTCCATCGTCTATGCCACAACCGTCGCATCCAAACTGGTCACCGGCACCACTACCACCGGCTCCATCGAGTGGACCATACCCAACGACAAACTGGAATGATAACCAATTGAATACCGGTGGAGCACCTGGTGGATCAGGTGGTGGTCATAGTATCTCTGGTTATTATCCAGGTTATCTGTATGATTATACATATACAAGAATAAACATTACAGGATGTAGTGGTGCATCATATCCGTCACCAAATCAACAAGGTTATCCTGGTGGTCCCGTTTATATGAATGGACAATCTTCTATGTATGGTGCAGGTAGTGGTTCTGGTGGCGGTGGAGCCGGTGGTGCCGGTGGCGGTGGTGGTACTAATACAAACGATCTCCAAACTCCAATTCCACCAGCATCAGGTGGAAATGGAAAAACTACTCCTGAATTCCCTGGTCCTGGAATGTCATTGATACCTGGATTCCCTGCTCCCTTTGTACAGGAATTAGGTCCAAATGGATATCTCGCTGGTGGTGGTGGCGGTGGTAGATACATGACAGGTCCGCCGAATCCCTATCCTAATGGACCTAACGTAGGTGGTAATGGTGGTGGTGGTAGAGGATACCACTATCATCCCCAAACCGGAGAGACGTATTCCACAAGAGGTGCAGAACACGTTGGTGGTGGAGGCGGTGGCGGAAAGTCACCTGGTGGTCCCACTGGAACATATCCAACACCAGCACCTGGCCAATGGTTAGGTCAAAATGGTGGAAGTGGAGTTATGATGTTCAGATATGCACACCCTGGTTCATAATAAGGAGGTACCAAAATGTCAGATTTAAGAGTTAATAGAGTAAGAAGCCTTAGTGGTGGTACCGTTGAATTTGTCGATGGTGTTAGTGGAAATGCAGATGGTCTTAGGTTTGCACCTAAGATCGTACAATATAGTCCACTTGCACTGTCAACAGATGTTCAGGTATCGACTAATCAGTTTCAGTTTACATTTGACCAACCTATTAAGTTTTACGGAACTGGTACTATTCAGATTATAAAATCATCTAATAGTTCTGTTTACGAATCATTCGCAATCACTAATGGTGGTACTGCAGGTGTGGGTGTTACTATTGCAGGTAATGTTCTTCAACTTGATACATCAGCTGGAAACTTTGAATTCTTCACTAATTACCATATCTCATTCCCAGGTGCTGGTATCGCGGGCACTTACAATGATCCCCTTACCGCTCAAGATGGATACACTTTCAGAACTGGTACAACTTCCTTTGATGTTAATGGTGGCGATTATCAACAAGTAGTTGTAGATTCAAATTCACCAACTGGTTACTACAAATATAATATCTTTACTAATTCAGGAATAGCTACATTTACTGGACCTAGTGCATCTGCTACAGATTTTAATTATGTTCTTGTCGGTGGTGGCGGTGGTGGCGGTGGATCCTACTCAAACATGACAGGTGGAGGAGGAGGAGCCGGTGGACTTGTCCAAGACTATAATGCATCAAACATACCTGCAGGAAACTACACTATCAGTATTGGAGCAGGTGGTCCTGGTGTTTTCAATAATCCAGGTGGAACAAATGCTCCTCCAACATCACCTCCAACCGGTGCATTTACAGTACTAGCAAATCCAGGATCAGATTCAACATTTGGACCTACACCAGTAGGAACAATTACAGCTAAAGGGGGTGGTCGAGGAGGAAGGTATCGATACTATGGAAGTCCAGGACCATCTTACCCATACCCTGCTAACCCGATGAGTACTCATTTTTGGGGTGCACCGGGTGGTTCAGGTGGTGGAGGTGCTTTTACTGCAGAACCAGCTCCAACACAATCCCCAAGAAATCCTGGAGGATCAGGATTTTCATATCCTTCTCCAAACCAACAGGGTCATCCTGGAGGATCTACAATGTCAAACCCTACTGCCCCTGGTCCCACTAGTAAAGGTGGTGCTGGTGGAGGTGGTGCCGGTGGTGCCGGTGGAAGTATAAATCCTTACAACGTTTGGCACTTTAGTGGCGGCGGCGGTGGATCTGGTAAAGCTAGTCCCCAGTTTCCTGGTCCTGGTTTAGCACTCTTAGGATTGCCTATTCCAATGACTAATGAAATGGGACCATCGGGAACGCTTGCTGGTGGAGGTGCTGGAGGAAACTATGTTAGTCCTGGAAGTGCCTATCCTACTAATCCAGGTTTCTGGTCTCCACCTAGCTCAGCTGTTGGTGGTTCAGGTGGTGGAGGTGATTCTTACTACAATTTGCCTAGTTATCCATCTCAAACGCAAAGACAGATGCAAGCTGGTCACCAACATATGGGTGGCGGTGGAGGTTGTGGTCCAGGACCAGGTGGTCCTACTGGAAATCTTCCAACACCAGCTCCAGGTGATTGGTATGGCGCACCAGGTGGATCTGGAGTTATGATGTTCAGATATGCACACCCTGGTTCATAATAAATATTAAACAAAGAGGTTAAGTTTAAAATGGCTCATTTTGCTGAATTAGATAACAACAATATTGTTCAGCGCGTTATTGTTGTTTCAAATAAAAACACCAGTGACGGAAATGGTGTAGAGAGTGAGGATATTGGTGTTGCATTCTGTAAGACTCTCTACGGATCCGACACTAATTGGAAACAATGTTCTTATTCGATGAAAATCAGAAGAGCGTTTCCTTCAACAGGAATGGTATACAGTTCTACACATGATGCGTTTCATGATCCTTCTCCCTTTCCTTCTTGGGTTTTAGACTCTAATGCATTTTGGCAACCACCAAATGCTGAACCTTCAATCACTGATGAAGACCGCGAGTTAGGATATTTTTACTACTGGAATGAAACTGAATATCAGAAAGATTCCTCAACTGGGTGGTTTCTATTCACTCCACAACTTATCACTATCAATACACAACCTTCTCCCACAACTGTAAGTGTTTCTGTAGGATCTTCAGTAAATGTTAGTGCAGCTGCTACTGTTTCTAAAGATCAAATCGAAGCAGTATTGGAAAGAGCAGTAGTGGATGATAATGGAAATGAGATTTGGTTCTATACGGCTGGTTCAGTTCAAAGTGAAGATTCATCGTTAAGTACAACAATTAACACTGGAATTCTCACTGACACATCTCATTCTGGTAAATATAGAATTGCATTCGCTCCATTAGAAAGTGGAGTTATTGGATACACATCATCAGTTACAATTACAGTTACTGATTGACCTTCCATAGTTAATGATATATAATAACACTGAATACATTATTGAATAGATGGCATTTCAATCAGTATGGTATTATACGGATATACCTGAAGAAGTGGTTGACCTGATCGAGAAAGACCTAACTGAGACATTTGATCCTCAGATGGGCGATTCTCGACTCATGGGAGACGCACTGAACAAAGAAAAAAGAAACTCCAAAAACGCATGGGTTCCCACCAATCATTGGTTAGGTGGGTTTATGTGGCATTATATTTCTAGAGCAAATAGAGAAAACTTCTTATATGATCTGAGGTGTATTGATGGTGAATCAATGCAATACACTCAGTATGATGTTGGTCAATTCTATAGTTGGCACAATGATGCTGGTATTGCTGGAGCGTATAAACCAGCAACGGTTGGTAATAGAATGGAAGGACTTGCACAAGACTTTGTAAATGAGAATACTGAACTTGTAAGGAAGCTTTCTTTTGTCCTGCAACTATCAGATCCTGATGATTATGAAGGTGGAAATCTTCAAATGTTAGATGAATCTGGTAATAATTACTTTGCTCCAAGGAAAAGGGGAACTATTATTCTCTTTGATTCAAGAACGATGCATAGGGTTCTTCCTGTAAAATCTGGTCTCCGTAAGTCTATCGTTGGATGGACTGTCGGACCTCGTTGGAAGTGAGGTAGATATGGCAGAACATATGACATTGGAACAACTTCAGTTCCAAGAGAGGGTGCATACTGGATCATCCTGGACAAAGAATGAACAGTTTGACAAAGATGGATATATTGTAGTTAAAGATCTGTGGGATCCAGAGGAATTAATTGTTCCTGTTCCAGAGATGAGGGGACAAATGAACTATTGGGGTAAGAAAGAAGATCAATTTAGTTTTGATCCTTTGGAAGGTCAAGTAGAAGGATCATTAGCTTGTTACACTCGTCCACAATATCGTCACATTCACATAGGTATTCGTCAGAAACTTGAGAAAGTAATTGGTAGAAAGTTATGCAATACTTACTACTATGATCGTTTCTATTTTGCAGGACAGGGTCTTTCTTTACATGCGGATAGACCAGCATGTGAAATTTCTGTGAGTGTTCACATCAGTACCAATCTAGAAGAATGTTGGCCTCTGTGGATCAAGACACCTGATACATATTCCGAACCAAAGAATAGGGGTGAAATTGTTGAATCAGGTGAGAATAGATCAGTATGTCTGAATCCTGGTGATGGTATGATTTACAAAGGGTGTGAGAGACCACACTGGAGAGATCCTTTAGTATCACGACATACCGGTAATTACTTTATTCGTAAGTTGGATCAGAAAGATGATACTTACTATCATCAGGTGTTCTTCCATTATGTTTTGTCTGATGGTAATAGAGCACAATGTGCAAACGATATGGCTAGGGAATGATGAAAACTATTGACGAAATTTTCAGTGATGTGACATTGATTGGTCAGACACCTAATCTGATTCTCAAAACACAACTACCTGATAAGATCTTAGAAGAAGTGAAGGGATGGATTAAACCCTGTCGTGATATCAAAGATGATGACTATCGTGATCTCTTAAACCATCGTAATGTTGGTACAGATCACAATTCTTATCAAACCGCAGTACCCAGAAGGTTGATTGATAATTCATTCTTTCTTGGTTACATTCTTCACTTTGGTGAGTTGTACCTCAAAACTGCTAATATTGGTGACCCAAATGCAAACATGATGGCTAGAAGATGTCACCTTCGTAATTATCCTGGACACTTTGATGGATATGATTGTTGGGTAAACTTCACTTATAAGGGTGATGACAATCCAGAACACAATCATGCTGGTGCACTCTCATCTATCATCTATATTCAAGATGAGGATTATCAACCAACAAACTTTCCTAGTATAGACTATGTCCATCAACCCAAAGAAGGAGATATTTTGTTATTTCCCTCTAATTTATTCCATAGTGTAGATACGAAGGAAACTGAATCAGAGAGGATCAGTGCTTCATTTAACCTTGATGTGTTTAGTTGATAAATAACTAAAAAGTAGCAGTGCGATGAGCAGAGCCAGAGAACTTGCTAGTTTAGCTAGTCCAGGTACATTTACAATAGATGTAGCTAATAGTAGAGTTGGTATTGCTAGCACAATGCCAAAATCAACATTAGACTGTGGAGGTGAACTAACCTCCACTACACTAGAGGTCGCCAATTTTGCCCCAACTGATCTGGCTGTTCCAGGGACAGTTACAGCTGGAATACTTACAGCTGGAACACTTACAGCTACTGGGGCACTTACAGCTGGAACACTTACAGCTGGAACACTTACAGCTGGAACACTTACATCATCTGGAACAATAACCGGCAATTATTTTACCGGTAATGGGCATAACATTACCGGTATTTCTACGCTTAATATTACTGATTATGGTAAAGATCTTGGTGGAGGCGGTGGTGGTGGTGGCGCTGTTTTCACAATTGGAGTAAGAACGGGAGTTGCAGTTACTTTTGGCATTTCTGGAGAAACTTTCAATATTACCAATAGATCTGGTGGAAATGTTCCCATCAATATTTGATAAATACCAACATAGGAGTTTAATTCAAAATGGCTAATAGATTTCCACTCATTGCCAATTCAAGTTCCAAACAAATTCAAGAACTTGCAAACGCAGACAATTTAGATTTAACTGGCAATAATATTGTTGGAGTGGTTGATATTACTGCGGATAGTGTAACTGCGGATAGTGTAACTACTGATGAAGTTAAAGTTGTCGGTGGAGGCACTACATCATCCATCAAATCAACTAGTACCGGTATTCGGTTAGAAGATGCTAATGGTGATCCTATTGGTCTAGGAAATTCATTTATTTCAATTACCTCTCCAGATGCTAATGGTATTGTAACGACTACTAAGGCTAATCGATATTATTTTAGTGATACCTCTGCTGGTGTTATTACAGCACATCTTCCACATCCAGTTAATATAGGTGATTATGTAAGAATAAGTGATTCCTCTGGTACCTTTAATACAAATAGTTTATTTATGGTACCAAACGACTCAGCTACCGGACCAGCGACAGTTATTCAAGGTGCTCTTACACCTTTGGAAGCAGATGTACAGTACGCAACCGCCACTTTAACATACACAGGTATTTCTTCAACAGGGTGGATGATTAAATGACAAAACTATCAGAAATTAGAGGATTTGGTGCTTCTGGATCATCAGGTGGTGGTGGTAGCGGATATACTGGAGCAAGCCCTGTTCTTGATAGTTATAGCACCAATCTTCAAGATGGTGGTTATAACTTACAGATAACAAACCTTGATGCTTATGCTCAAGCTGTTAGAATTAGGGGTCTTGACACATCTACCAAAGCATATTTTGGAATGAATATGATGACGAAAAATAGTGCCACATATGGAAGTGGAAATGCTGCTCATACATTTGTACTGTTTTCTGTGAATCAGACAACTGGTGCTATTACTAGAGAAAATATAATTAACGTATATCAAACATCACAGCAAAGTGATTATTCCACATTCAGTAGATGTTCTGATGAATGGACTGGAAGATATTGTTATTCTGGCAATCTACCAAACAGTGGTAGTACTGGTCACAACTATGGTTATGATGCTGTACTAATATACAATACTAGTTCTTCAAGTTCATCCAGAGCTTCAAACAATACTTTTTATCCACAAGGAAATAGTTCTAATATCAATTATGTAGCACCAAATGAACGTAGAATTGGTGGTGCGGTCAATCAGAGCCTTACTGTATATGCGAGCAGTAACAGTAAGGCTGCTCCTTGTGAATTCAAATTCAGTTATAGTTCTAGTTCTTTGAGCATGACCAATTCTCAATATCAAGCTTTTAATACTTCTGTTACATCTACCAATTATGGAGTAAATGGTTTTTGGCAGTGGGATCCAAATTACACACAACCATATTTTAGTAACTTTATATCATTTTCTGAAGGTCTATACGGTAAAACAAGAACCAGTGGTAGTTGGAACAATATAAGCTCTACAATGGGTCTAAATGAAACTAGATATTTTTTCCACCTTTCTAGTGGTAACATGGTATTTTGGGATGCTGGTACAGCTTACAAAATTGATACTAGTGGAACTTTCACACAGTTAACTGATGGATCTCAATCAATACTATCATTGGCTAGAGCTGGATCGTATAAAGCAGTTACATTCTGTTGGAATATAGGACAAGATGAGTGGTTACAACACTATCCAGGTGGTAAATTTCAGAAATTTAAATTTGACCCCAGCACTTGTGTAGTAACTTCATCAAATATTTTAGAAGTCTCTGACTTAGTTGGTTATGACAATTACTACCAGTATAAAACTGGATTATTTTCAAGTTTTTCAGTGAGTACAATTAACTACTCTTCTCAAATGTTTACATTTGGAAATGAGAATAGTAATGGTCCTGGTTATGGTCAGAAGAAACTGGTTTGGATGGGAGCGAGCGACTCTGACAATACGATTTATGCACAATCATATGATATGACAAATGTAATTAGTCAACTTGTATACAGTTAATAGGAGAAACCAATGGCTTATAGTAATCTTTCAGATCTGAGAACAGCAAGAGATGCAGCATTAAAAGATAGTGACTTCTGGTTATTACCTGATTCACCAATTAACCCAGAGTTTAGAAAAGTATCAGATACTGCTATCAAACTTTATAGACAACAACTTCGTGATATTACAGTGGGGGTAACTGACACAAAGTCAGAGTCCGAGGGTACATCTTTAACTTTTGTAGAAGATGTCGAGTTACCATCATTAGTGTTTCCATACTAAATAACTAAAAAAAGATATCGCCATCAAATGACAAAACTATCAGACATTAGAGGATTTGGTGCTTCCGGAGGTGGCGGAGGCGGCGGAGGTGGAGGTTCAGATGAATGGCCAGCTCAATCAGATTATAAAGTGTTTCAATCATCTGGTTGGACCTCCTCTTCAACCTATGACTTCCAGATGAGAGCTGGTGGAGGAATGAAGAACAATAAATTTGTTGCTCTTCGTGGAGAAAATAATCAATCGAATACAGTAAGATTACGAGTTATTCCATTTCAAGTAAATACATCCACAGGTGCCATTTCGACACTGGGCAGCGAAACCAACGCATGGTCAAATGGTTCGTATACAGGATGGAGTACAACTCACTGGACTAGTCCAGAAGGAACAGGTGCTTTCTTCTATGGTGGAAATATTGGTTTCCCTGGCCATAGTACATACAAATTTGGATATGGATATGGTTATGTCAATAGTAGTGGTGCCCTTTCTAATGCTTCATACTCCGTAACCAATGCAGACCATGCATATAACCAGTGGGACCAATCGATACCAACTGGTGGTAAAAACGGAACAACAGGTTATATAGTTAGTACTGGATATAATCAAGATGATGGCAATAAGGCATATTGGAGACAAAGTTACTTCAATGGTAGCAGTTGGAGTGTTGGTGGCAATAACAATCCAAGTTCTAATACATCTACTTCTTATGGATCTTGTATGGTTTCAAATCCATCTGCTACTGTAACTGGTGGTCAGATGGTTGATATGTGTAACTATCAAAATAGTTCTGGCACCGGCATGTTTAGGGTTTGTTCCGCTAGTGGTAATAATTATGAACATAATATGGGTGTTAGCGGTTTGGATAGTAATATAATGGGATTCCAGATGGATGATGGTAGTGTTATAGTGTATAGTAATAAATATGGTACCCAAAAATTCACTAGTTACTCAAGTAAGACTGCTTTGTCATATGGCTGGCCATATGGGTACACCAATCACACTAGTGGATTTGGATTGGGTAATAATAGATTTGTAGTTGGTATGAGCAATAGTTCTTGGGTAGCTAATAATGAAAATATGCTATTGATGGAGATCAACCCATCAACCGGAGAACTAACTACACTTGAATGGGGACCAACATCAAACACTAAATCTGGTTTCTATCCATTAAACTCTAGTTATTGTAGAGGTTGGCCTGTCTGGGCAAATGATTCTGACACCACACCTACTCACATCTGTTTCATTCGATGTAAAGGATCAGCGACAACCGTTGTCGCGACATACCCCTGGCCTTTCACCTACGACCTATCATCATAAAAATAAATGGCTTATTCATCCCTATCAGATCTCAGAACAGCAAGAAATACTCGTCTTGCATCTACGGATTATGTATTTCTATTCGATAATAAGGATAGATTTGATCCGATTTACCTAGAACTCATCAGAACTTATAGAGAAGCTCTTCGTAATATTACTAATGGTGTCACATCGGAGAATGTTGACGGAGTTACGTTACCAGACGAACCAGTTATGGTATAATTATATTATTAGTGAGGTATTATGTCAAAAGTGAAGGGGTTGCAGGTATATGATAATTTTTTATCTAATCAATACCTAAACCATTTAAAAGATGTGTTTATGTGGTCTCAGATGATAGATTGGAAAGTCAATCTATCATCTAGAGGTGAGCGTGAAGAATTAGAGAAGAAAATATTTGATACTCAAATGGTGTGTGAACTAATCAAGACACCCTATTTCATATCTCCACATACTAAATTCTTGTGCCCATTCCTTGATATTATGCCGTGGACGTATAGGGCAAAAGTGAATGTAACATTCCCATCAGAAAAAGAACCATATTATCTTGGCCATCATACAGATCAACCAGAACTAGATAAAAAGCACGATTACTACTCTGGTGTATTCTACATGAATGATAGTGATGGTTATACTGAGGTCATTGACCCTAAGAAACTTACAAAGAAAAAAGTAGATTGTGTTGAGAATAGATTGGTAGTATTTCCAGGACATTGGAACCACACAGGGACCACACCAACAAACACCAAAGCAAGATTTATAATCAACTTTGTATTCTTCGGTGAGTTTTATCCAGAAGATATTAGAAAAACCGAAGATAACTACATGAAACAGATGCTAAATAACTAAAAAGATATCGCCATGGCAATCGGCAGACCTATAAATCTAACTGGCAATGTAGCCTCAAAGACGATTAGTGTAACTGCAACGGCAAACCAGACCGAGTTCACTGTTGTTGGTGGTTATCGAATTAACCAGATTGATGTTTTCAGGAATGGTGTTAAACTAACACCTCAAACTGATTTCCAAGCTGCTGATGCATCTAAAGTTGTATTAACTACACCATCTAATTTGAATGATGAAGTATCATTTAAGATATTTGATACCTTCAGTGTGGCTGATGCCATTGTAGGTGCTGCTTCTTCACAGACTATTAATGGTGATCTTGTAGTCACAGGTATACTTTATAGTGAAAATGGAGGAGGTAGTGGTGGAGGTAGTGTAGGTGCTGCTGGTACCTGGACTAACTACGATAACAACACTGGTGTAACAACTACTAGTAAAGTAAAGATTCAGAATGACTTAGAAGTTACTGGAGTAACAACATCAAATGGATTTGTTGGAAGTCTTACTGGTAATGTATCTGGTAATGTTTCAGGAACTTCTGGTGGATTAATTGGAACACCAAACATTATAGTTGGTTCAGTAACAGGAACTACAGGATCATTTACTGGTAATGTAACAATAGGTGGCACTCTCACCTATGAAGATGTTACCAATGTTGATTCTGTTGGTGTTGTAACCGCACGAACAGGAATTAAAGTTCTTGCAGGTGGCATTAATGCTGTTGGGTTAGTAACTGGAACAGCATTTGCAGGATATGATTATCTACAAGCACCTTTTAGCACTACAGTAAACTTTGCTGTAACAGTAGCTTCCAAGACCGCAGCACATAGATATAATGGAACAGGTAGTGGTAGTGGATATGTAATTGATGGAGTGCAATCTCCGTTCCTTACACTAACACCAGGTAGAACTTACAGATTTACTCTAAGTTCAAGTGACATGACAAGTCACCCATTTAGATTCTATCTTGAGGCAGATAAAACTACAGCATATACCACGAATGTTACTTCTACAGCAACATATACTGAGATAGTTGTAACTGATACTACCCCAACTGTTCTTCATTATCAGTGTTCTGCCCATGGATATATGGGTAATGCTGTAAATACCAATTCTAATGTTGTTTCTTCTGATTTTACTGGCACAGTCAGTGACTCGATCGGTCCACTGAGAAGACTTGGCGTTAACACTAAGTCTTCTTCTTATACACTACTTGTTAGTGACGCTGGGAAACTTATAAGATCATCAGGAAGCGGTGCTGCTATTACTCTCAACTCAGGTATATTCACTGCTGGTGATATGATTTCAGTCTTCAATGTCTCTAGCGGTAACAATACAGTCGTACAAGGTTCAGGAGTTGTATTGTATAATACTGCTAATGCAGCAACTGGAACTAGAACAATAGAACCAAAAGGAATGGCTACAATTGTTTGTATTTCTGGTTCTAATGAGTTTGCTATTTCTGGTTCACAATTAGTATAAGGAGATATTCAGATATGATGCAACAAATGTTAGTTGGTTTTAAAGGTAGTGGTAGTCAATTTCCTCCCTTACCTGGTTACGATGTAAATAAAGCAGGTTCTTATCTTATGGTCCCATTTAGGGGCCCTTCATACCAAACTGATTTATTGTTTATAGACAGTAATACAGGTAAAGTAGAAGAACGTATTGTAAATATTGGTTATGGTGGAGAATTATATAGATTTGGAACTAATATTCTAAACTTGAGTTATAGTAGTACTTGGGAACTTTGGTCAGCACTGACTTTACAAAAAATTGCAACTGGAACGATTGCTTCGAATTTCTATTCCGATGGTTTAAAATTTGCGTCTGACAAAATACTAACTTTTGGTTTGACGAATACTTCTGGTAATAGTACGTCTACTGCTTATACCCATAGTGTTAGCAATTCAGGGTTGAGTCAGATAGCTTCTAATACCGCAACAAATATGGGAATTCGTAACAGCACTTATGGTCTGATTCAAAACCCTGTAATAGGTGGTCAGGCAAGTATTAATTCCAGTACAGGGATCTTGTCTAGCATGGGAACCATAGGTACAAAAGCTCCTAATAATGGTTCGAGTGCGCACGCGCTCCGTGGTTCTATGACAGTGAATAGTTCAGGTACATCAATAGGATTCAACGGGGCCAGCAATGATCCCAATAACTATTCTCGTCCAGTGGCAGCCACTGGGGGAAATGGAAATTGCTTAGTCAGTGGCATGGATGGGGCCCAAGTTCACATATTTAGTGGTAATAGCCATGGTAGCCAGGTACCTGGTAATGGTCTTCATTCCCCTCCCACGACTACATTCTCACCAGCAGCTGTTCTAGGGTCAAATGCATGGTTGTCTGTAGCTAACATTTATAGTGGTAGCACTCCATACCCGAATTGTGTTGTTATGACTACCGGAGGAACTTCCAGTCTTTTTGTTGTTCCAAATTCTACTAGTTCATCAGTGCAGTCTATTCCTGGAGGAGCTGCTATTGTGTACGTTAGTGGCAATGATATTAAGTTTAGAAAGTATCTATCTAGTGGTGGTCTACAGTCAGAAGTAACAGTGACTGATGTACCCATGACCGTTAGTTCTTCTAATGCAGTAAATCCTGGTCACGCATTCAAGAAAATTATCAACTACTAAACTTACGGATTATACAGACTAATCTAAATTTACAAGTACGATCCATTCTAAATACTAAAAAGATTCTAGAATAATGTCCAGAATTAGAGTTGACACAGTCACCAATAGGGCTGCAAGCGGATCAGTAAATTTTCCAGATGGATTGACTGCTGCAAATATATCTGTTGGTGGTACATTAACATATCAAGATGTTACCAATGTTGATTCTGTTGGTATTGTTACTGCTCAATCCGGTATTAAAGTGGGAGCCGGTGAAAGTATTTCCGCTATCAGTGGTACAATCTATTACTATGGTGATGGTTCTAATCTTGAAGGTGTCAACACCAGTGGCGGTGGTGGCAGTTTTGATGAATTAGATGCAGCTTTGTTCAACTAAATAACTTAAAAAGATATCACAATGGGACTCAAAAGAACTAAACTAATTGGTATTACCAACTTAACTGGTATCACCCCTAACCCGATTGGTATCTTTACCTCGGGAACAACACAAACTTCATCTGGAGTTGCTGGAACCACGTACATTCGTAGTATTGTAACTCACAATACTAGTGGTATCAACACTGCTGCTTGTTCGATTTATATTGCTCCAAACGGGGTTAATGCTTCAAGTTCTGGAACTAATCATTTAATTTCTCAAGTAAATTTAAACCCAACGGAAACGTATTTCTTTGATTATGCTTATCCATTAGTTTTGGAAAATGGTGACAAAATTGCTATAAACATTACTCACCCCGTTATGGACGCGATTGGTTTTGGTACGGGAACACAAATGAATGTTCAAATTTTAGGTGACACTGTCTAATAGGAGGTACTTCAAATGCTTAGATCTAACGCGCCAGGAACTAGAATTAGAGGTCAACAGACTCTTGTAGATGGTCGATCCATTCCCTATACCAGATCTGGTAGAGTTTTTGGAGTGCCAAACGCTTCATTTGATACTCGATTTATCGGTGAAGCATTATTCCACGCAAGTGGTTGGAACTCACAACAACCATACTCATGGACTGTTCCAGATGCTTCTAATATTGATTACATTTCTGTAGTTTGTGTTGGTGGTGGTGGTTCTGGAGAAATGCAACACGATGGGGCCAGTGCTGGTGGTGGGGCGTTAGCTTATAAGAATGATATACCTATCTCACCAGGAGCTCAAGTTGAAGTTTATGTTGGTGGTGGTGGACGCAATCCCAATGGATCCCTTAATAGTACTCAATATAGTGGAAATCCATCTTATATAAGAATTGCAGGTGTAAACTATGCAGTAGCTGGTGGTGGTACCGGAGGAACTGACAATCCATCCGAGCCTCGGTGGCAAAACATCTCTGGTGGGACATGGAATTCAAATAATGCTGATGGTGGTGGTAATGGTGGTGGTGGTACTGACATCAGTGGTGCTAGAATGGGAGGCGGTGGTGCCGGTGGATATAGTGGAAACGGTGGATCGAGTGGACCAGCCAATGGATATACTGTACCAGGATTTCCTGGTCAACCACAGCCAGGAAATGGTGGCGGTGGTGCTGGTGGTAATAGTCAGAACAGCTCCAATGGTGCCGGAGGCGGAGGTGGAACAGGCGTGTATGGTGAAGGGACATCGGGTGTAGCTGGCACGCCCGCTAGTAACTGGTATGAAAATTATGGAAGAGGAGGTTCAACAGCATATAATACTGGTTTAAACGGTTATATTGCATATCCAACTAGCATCAATAATATACCTGGTGTTAACAGACCCAGCGGTTACTGGGGGGATGGGCCAACTCCTAACCCAAATATCTATGCTAACCAAAGAAGCGACGGCCCTGTTACACAATATGTAGGTGATGGTGGGTTCTGTGGAGGTGGTGGATGTGGCGGCCACTCTAGTTCCCATGCGGGTGCTGGAGGACATGGTATGGTAAGAATTGTTTATGGATATAATGGTCCTGTTACTGATGCGAATAAAAGAAAATTCCCCACTGATTCGGTACTTCGAAGTGATGAATATGCCAATAATACTAATCCAGCGAAAATTACCATTGATGATATCAATGGTGTTCAGTTGATGTACTAATAAATAACTAAAAATTAGATAGATATGTCCAAAGCAAATATACTAGCTAATCTTGTATCTAAAAATTTACTCACACCTAATAATACAGATAACAGATTAGGAATTATAACGGCAGATCCTGGTAGTACACTGTCTGTTGCAGGCACTATCACTGCCGATAAGTTTCTTACTTCTGATGGAGCAGAAGTTGGTGGTGGAGGTGGTATTGGTACTGCTATGTCCGCTCAAGGACCAGGAAAGGACATATTTTATGTTGACAAAACTCTTGGTATCAATGAAACAATTACCATTGATATTCCAAACTCATCTACTGTTGCATACACTCTAAATCAAGAGATTGTAACTACCGAGAATGCTGATATCATTATTGCTGATGGAGATGACTTTTTACTTGATGTTTTAGGGCTATCCACAGAAGGAACTACTTCTGGACTTTTATCAGGTGCAGGTGGTAGAGTTCGTACAGGTCAAATTACAGGACCTAATGGTGGTGATGCGCCTATATTCCCAAGTGGTTTGGTTGTCACTGGTGTATCAACATTTACTGCTGTAAATGCAACAACTGGTTCATTCTCTGGTGCTGTAAATGCAACAACTGGTTCATTCTCTGGTAATGTATCAGTTGGTGGTACATTGACTTATGAAGATGTTACCAATGTTGATTCAGTTGGACTTGTTACTGCCAGAACTGGTATTGATGTTACTGGTGGTAATATTGATCTTGTAGATAACTCTAGGATTAGAGTTGGAACTGGTGATGACCTGCAACTTTATCACAACGCATATGATAGTTACATTGATAACACTGCTACTGGCGATTTTACAATCCGAAACCTGGCAGACGACAAAGACATTAGATTTGTCTGTGACAATGGTAGTGGTGGAACAGCAAATTATATTCTCATCGATGGGAGCACCACTGGAGTAGATCTTTACTTTGGCGGAAGTGTAAAGTTGGCAACCTCAGCAACTGGTGTCACAGTAACTGGCACAGTCACTGACACTAGTGGTAATTTAAGAATAACACCAATTTCAGCAAAGAGTGGTAATTATACACTTGTAGCAACTGATACTGGTAAGACTATTACAAGGACTGGTGGAGATATAACAGTTCCACAAAGTATGACTGCTGGTATGGTTGTTACAATTATCAATAATGTTAACTCAACTATGAGTATCATAAAGGGTACTGGTGTTACACTTCGTTCTACTGATGGAACAGATGCAACTAAAACACTTGCAGCATATGGAGTAGCAACTGTATTATACATATCTGCAAGTAGTGCATATCTTACAGGATCCGGGTTAAGCTAATGTCTATACCAAATCTTTTATCTATCTTTGGAAATAGTGGTGGTGGTTTGAAATATGAAGGAACCTACCTTTTCAAGAGCCCCAGAACTTACAATACATCCGCTTCTAGTTGGACTGTTCCTTCTGGTATCAAATACCTTATGATTAGGGCAGTGGGTTCAGGTGCTCATGCTTCAAACTATTCTAATACTTTCCCTGATGCTAATGGTGGATCTGGTGGTTATTCCACTGGTATCATGGAAGTAACCCCTGGCCAGGTATTAAAAGTTGCTGTAGGAAGTGCCGATCAAAATGGTAGAGGTTATGGTCCATATGCTTCTGGTGGTGGATTTAGTGGAGTCTTAACTGGTCCAAATACTCCATCTGACCCAGAACCTTCGTGGACTTCTCATTTAATTGCTGGTGGTGGCGGTGGCGGTGTAATCAATGATAGTACTGCTGGTGGTGCCGGTGGTGGTCCCTCAGGCCAACCTGGATTTGGTCCGGCTCCCAATGGTAAAGGTTATGGTGGCACTCAGTCAGCTGGTGGAACCACCAACGCCGGTAGTCCATATTATGGAAGTTATTTGAAGGGTGGACCAGGAGGAAACGGTGGTGGCGGTGGTGGTGGTTACTATGGTGGTGCCGCTGGCGGTGGCCAGGGCGGCGGTGGTGGCGGATCTGGCCGCATTGAAGGTCCACTAATGATTCCGCAATCGGAAGGTGGTCCATTTATAAATTACTATACAGGATCTGGTAGAAATGTCAATCCCAACGGATATAGTTTTACAGAATATCCTTTGTTAGGATCATCACCTACTACTCCAACCCAACCTTGGGGTTCTGGTGGGATGGGGCAGAATACTCCTAATAGAAGCTATCAGAGAAATAATGGATTTGTTATAATTCATGCTTTTTCTGGAGGTGTCGTACCATCAGCAGATGATCTACCCCAAAATGTTAATGATTTTGTTATATCTGCAACATACTAAAAAATTGATATTCTGATTAAACTGATATGTAATATCACTGAATATATTATACATTAAATGGCATATCAATCTATTTGGTATTCCACACCCAACAAATTATGAAGGTCCAGTTACTTATCTTTGGGACGAAGAATCTTACCAGGTTGACAATACATCTGGTTGGGTCTAAACGAATAGACGATTAGGACAATCCACAAGGTGTCCATCAGACCTCTCCGATACGTCGGGGGGGTCTTATAGTATGAGGGTGTCAGAGACTCTCCTAGAGGGGGCTTGACAATCATCCCTGTATCCTATAGACTGGGTTTGTCCTCTAAGATAGGGTTAATTAAAGCAACCTTAAGATCATGAAACCAAAGTTCATCACAGTTCAGCCTAAATCATCAAAGGCGAAGAATAGATTCGCTAATATGATGGATTATCTTCATTCCTGTAAAGTGGAACAAGAGGATCAAGAAAAGTGGTTCTTGGTATCTATTACCGGAAGGTATCACTTCTGGATGAGTAAAGAAAACGACCCTAATTGGAGCATCTGTAAGTGATCAACTACAAGAAAACTTGGGAGGTTATGAACAACCTCGAAGAATCATTTAATCGTATCAAGGTTGTGGAGGAAATGATTGATGATCTAACTCAGGCAGTGAACAATGAAGATAGAACTCAAATCATTGATATCACAAATGCTTTGGTTGCTTATATGCCAGTCTATACCAGTCAGTATGAAAAAGCATCACAAAAAGCATGGAATAATACTGTAATTACAGCGGCACAGGAGGATGTTCCTTATCGTCGTAGTAACTGGGTAGAAGAAACAAATAATGGTAAATATAAGGACAACATTGACATGGAGCTCGAAAGCCTATGACCCTCCCCCAGGATCGAAAGAAACTGAAATCAAAAGAAATGGAGTCAATTCGCAAAGCGGTTGAAGACTCTGGCATTCGAGCTATTCATCCTGATAAGATGGAGGAGTGGGCAGAACACCTTGTACGCAAACTTAAAAAATGAGCATTGAACGCAAACTTGAGCAAATTGAAGTGTCAGACATGGAAGACTTTCTTGATGAGTGTCAACAAAAGGCTGATGAACTAAACGTTAATTTGGACTACTACCTTGAGGAATTTATTTAAATGAACAGAGAACAAGAGATTGAGATGGAGAAGATAGCTAATGCTAGGGCTCACATCTCTGCAGCAGTAGATGTTTTGGTAGACAATCCATATAAAACATTTCTTTATCAACATTTGACATCAATTGCAACCGAATTGGAACGTCAGTTGTCAATTATGCGTCTTAATGATACAATTGAAGAGAATCCATAGGAGTAAATGAAGTACCTCTACGTCATTGATCATTTTGTCCCATTTCCCCAGTCAGAGTATGGTGGAGTGTGGAATGTTATTGCAGAGTCTGATCAACAATGTTTTGATATTGTAGTATCAGAAGATGATGAATTGAATATTGGATGTTACACGAAGCTTCGTGAGAACATAGAAAAATCTAATAAATATGCACTGTTGGACGAAGAAAAGTCTAAAGTAGTAGCGTCATTTCTTACCTAAAATTATGTCACAACCACGCCAAAAAGATCCATCCGATCCACTTTACGATCCCAATGATAAGTGGAATGAATATAAAGTAGAACTTCATTGTAATGAAGAACATTCAGATGATGAATGGGATCCTACGACAGAGGGAAAGATTGCTGATCCAAAGAATCGTCACCAAGATAAGGTATTAGATAAGTTCTGTGATGATCATCCAGGTTCACCTATGTGTAAGGTGTTTGACGAATGAACGACAGAGAACAGAGATCTTTGGATCTTATGATTGAGAGTATATACAAACCAGACAGTAAACTCCGTGGTTGTGCATATAACCAAAGTTGTTTTCCTGAGTTAATGGGTTGGAGGCAACTCGTTATTGACACACTCAAACATTATCATGAATCTAATGAAGTTCCTCCTCAAGTATCAACAACCAAAGAAAAAGAAATCTCACTACTCAGTTCAGACAGCAACGTTTTTTGATATCAGAGACGCAATGTTGTTCGAACGATTTGTTGTGAAAAATAGAGGTGCAATTAATTCAGAGATTCGTCCCCTTTGACACTTGACAGATTAATTAATATTAGTTATAATTATGATGGATAACTTTATTATGGAATTTCCACACAAAGCCCCTGATGGATATGAGTATTGGACAGATGATTTCAAGAAAACAATTAAACGTATATGGATTCGCAACCTTGGCGATTTCGTATACACTGGTGGCATCCATCCTTCTAGCGTGTGGGGCTTTTATGATAGTAGAAAGAAATCTTACCTCTCTCCCATCAATCACAAGAAACCTGGAAAACCGGTAAATATAAAGGATACAACTCCCTTCTCCGCAATGGTGTTGAATCTCAATCCCTTAATGAGTGCTTTCCTATGACAGATATGGATCCCAATAGTATTACATTAACTACTCCTTCAAAATCTTTTGCATATGAAAAGATGTCCAGGGAGATTGAAGAGTGTAAGGATATTGATACATTGAAAACAGTTCTACGATGTTATGTTAAACTGTACTTCAAACAACAAGAGACCATTGCAGTCATTGGGATCCCAGATGGAAACACGTAAGGATAGGATGGCACATACTTATTTGCCAAAACTACATGATTATGTGAGATGGCATCATGGTAAGTTTATTCATGAGGGGTGGATATATTTTTGTGATCAAGAATATATTTCAATTGAAATATACGTCAAAGACAAAACATGCACTTTAACTGACGATCTACATAAAAAACATCATGTCTTACTCTGTTGTTTTCACTGGGATTGGTATCAATTAGAATATGTAAAATCAAGAAAAGGTTTCAACGATAGTAGTGAACCTAATGCACAAATTATCTAAATTTTTAACATGAAAAAGATTATTATGACTCTAATGGCAGCATGTCTTGCTGCTCCTGTAATGGCAGATCCTATTGGAAAGGATGATTATTATTCTAGTCATTCTATGGGTTGTATGCTTCTTCAGGAATGCACCGATGATGTGACTGAAGTGAATTCTTTGTTAGATGTTTCTTCAAATTATGATAACCCTGAAGCATTTACTTCAGTGGCACAAGAGTTCAATCATATGATGTCTTCACTGAACCATGTTGGTGTGGGTGTATATCTTGCTGACGAAAAGTATTTTCCAGTAGGAAATCGTGGTGTCTATCATACTGTAAGTAATAACTTCTTCTTGAACAAGACATTTATGAGTCGCCCTCATGTCTTAATGAGTGTGATGCGTCATGAAGGATGGCACGCAGCACAAGACTGTATGGCGGGAACAATTGATAATAGTTTGATTGCTATTATCTTACCCGAAGATGCTGTTCCTGAGGTGTGGCAAGAGATAACACGTAAAACATATGCAATGCAACCAGCAGCAATTCCGTGGGAGAAGGAAGCAATGTGGGCAGGTAAGACTGAACACATGACTATGAATGCATTAAATGCTTGTGCTGCTGGTCAAATGTGGAAGGAATATGAACCGACTCCACTCACACGCCAATACTTAGAGGAGAATGGTTTTATCAAGTGATTTCAACTTTCTATGTTGCATTTCTAATATTGTTGTTATGTGGTGGTATGCATTTTACATGGCCTATTAAATATCGTAAGTAATGTGGAGATTGTGGGCTAAAGCATTAGGACAAAAAGAGGGTAGAGATGTAAAGGAGGCGGATAAGATTGCCATTATCCGTACTCTTATTATGCTCCAGTTAGTCATTACAAATGGGTTTATTATTGCTGGTAATGTAAAAACATTGTTCTTCGATACCCCTGGTGTGACAGAACAGGAAGTGAACACCAAATCTTGACATAGAACGCTATATACCTTATAGTTCATAGGTAATCAATCAGGGGTCTGCCTTATGCCTTCCTTCCAATACGCGCAAAAGACCAAGTATAGAATTACACTAGAATTGGATGTCCTTAATGACTTCCAACCTCATAATATTGACTGGGAAAAAGTCCTTGATGTTCAAGGTGCCGAAAGTGTCACCGCATATGTTGAGGATCTCAGTACCCCTGATAGTTGGTAATTGATAACCAAATGATGAGTAATATTGTTACTCACCTCTAAACTGCCCCATCACTGTAGACAACTAACTCATCATGATCAACAACTCTGCTGTACTTCGTGAACTTATGGAGATGAAAAAGACATACACAAGTCAGAGATTCAGTTTTACTGGTTCTCAACAACAAAGGTATGATATTCTTCTTCAACTTCGTCGAGATCGTGTTAAGTCTTTTTATGATGATCGACGTGTGTGGGTTGGACCATCTGAAGCTGGAAAATCTAAAGGAGAGTAAGGTTGATTGATATGAAAGGGAGGTTATGACCTCCCTTTTAGTCAAACATTAGTCCATATTATCATGCACTCATATATGAGATAAATATATTTAAAGACCTGTAAATAAATGGCATATCTCATTAAAAGACAATCTCAGATTGATGATCGCTATGTTTACTTTGTGGGTAGTCAATCTTGGTCTGATGATAGATCATTAGCTGTGGAGTTTGAAACTGAGAATGATGCTAAAATGTTGTTTTTGAACGCTGATGGATTGAATGGTGGTTTTAAAACAGCTATTGCTGAGGAAAAGTAATGAAAACATTTAGAGAGTTTATTTCAGAAGCTTCTATTCCTGATGAACTAGCAGGTGGTGCCTCTATTAGACAATCAGGTGAGGGTGGTAGAGTATATCGTAAGAGGAAGAAGTCCGAGGCAGAGACACGCCGAATGAAGGCAATTGGTGGTGGTAAGACTGCACCTGTCGGATATAAGGACAGGAAGGACATTGGATCCCAGAAGAAACGTAGTGAAAAAGAACAACAACCAGAAAAAGAGAGAGGAACAGCAGCACTCTCTGCCAAAGAAGCACAACGTAAGGCATACAGAGAACGTAAAGCGAGAGAAGCAAGTAATAAATCTACTCCTGAAACTAGCAGATCAAAGGAAAAAGAAGCATCCAAACTTCTGACTAAGAAAACTGCACCTAAGAAACCTGCACCGGGATATAAATCACAACCCGCAAGTGGTAAGACTCGCGTAGAACGTGACAAGATACGCGGAGAGGGTGAAAGATACCTGAAAGGTATTATGAAAGATCAAGAAACTTCTAAGTACAAGAAAGAAACTGGGACCAATCCCGATGCTAAGGGTAAGACAAAGATTCTTGGACGTGTCAATAAGAGAATGAGCACCTAATTATAATGAATTACACTAAAGAACAACTTGTGGACGCACTTGTTCATGAGTGGGAATACCTCTGCCATGATGATTATGACCCAGAAGATCCAACACCAGAAGAATATCGCAAAGATATGGAAGAACTTACAATCGAACAATTGATTGAGGAAACATCAACTGGAGAGGGTTACACACTTGATGAATTTATGGAAAATCACAGCAATTAAAGTTACTCACCTCTAAAGTGCCCCATAGATGTAAGACACTTTAAACCACACTATGATTAGCTATCTCGTTAAATGTCCATCTGATCCTTATGAGAATACCGATTGTTTCGATGATCTTGACAGGGCATGGGATCTATGTTTCAATTTATCTGAAGAGTACGGATACGCAGAGGTTGGATACTATAATGTCAAAGGACATTATCAACTTGTAGGTGATTATACAAACGGTAAATGAATATGTGGGAAGAAATTCAAGACTCACCCGGTGAGATCTATGACATGGAAGATTTCTACAAACAGTTAGAAGAACTCCGTGAAATTATGGACAAATGTGTTAAACTTGAGGAAGAACAATCATGATTACTATTCACAAGTATGAACTCGAAATCCTTCTTGAAGGTATTGAAGACACGATGAAAGTTTTGTCTAATGTTGATTATACAGTGGACAAATATGATCCTCGTAATGTAGAGAAAACTGCACCATATTCAATAGGTTATTCTCGATCTAGTCTCAGAGTTATTCGCGAAACTCTCACAAGGATGATTCAGGATGACAAAAACTCATGACAATTTACAATTGCAAAGGTGCATGGTATGATAGACGTGGAGCAAGACATAATTTTGAGATCGAATCTGACCGTGCAGAGCGTCGATTTATCATTGAACTTGTAGAGTCGAGGTATCCTACAGATAAGGTGGTAATTAACTCTGTCCGTCAAAAGTAACAACTAATTAAAGTTACTCACCCCCAAACTGCCCCATTGATGTAAGACACCACAAACATTATGACATCCACCCATCTCGAACATCCTGAAGATCTTATCCTCACGGGTGATATTTCTGTGATTGATGCACTATATGCACCCGCAGATATTACTATGAAGATGGATGGTATGTCACTTGTTTGGGGTACTAATCCTGAGAATGGTAAGTTTTTTGTTTGTACCAAAGCAGCATTCAACAAGAAAAAGATTCGTCTTTGTTATACTACAGACGACATCTTCACTCACTTTGGTCATCAAATAGAAGTCGTTGAGATTCTGTCATATTGTATCAAGTATCTTCCCCGAACAGAGAACATTTATTGGGGTGATTGGTTGGGTTTTGGTCGGACTCAACTCCTAAAACCTAACACTATTTCTTATCTCTTTCCTGAGAAAATCTCTCAAAAGATGGTGATTGCACCTCATACTCAGGTATTTGTTGATGGTCCTATGTGTGAAGCAACATGTAAACCATTGATTGAGATCTTAGATGACACCGCTATCATCAAGTGGGTACAACCTTCCATTGATCGTCTTCCTTCCAATGAAACTGCACCGAATCTGAACACCTCTAAGGTTCAGTTCATGACAACTAAAGAGGCAAATGTTGCGAAACAGAAGATCAATTCCCTGGTCAAAGAGGGTCGTGAGTTGACTGATTCCAACCTATTTGATATTCTTGGTTGTGTCTATCTCACCAATCTTTATCAACTGATCATCGAGATCAAAGAAGACATCATGAATTCTATGATTATCAATGATGCACCTCGTAGTTTCATTTTTGATGATGTAGAAACTGATGGTGAGGGATATGTATTCCACACTGAGAACGTTTCATTCAAACTTGTCAATCGTGAGGAGTTTGCATACGCTAACTTCACTGACGGTCGTTTCAACTAATTCATCATGATTCGTTTTCTTTATCTCATTGCAATCGGTTCATTGTTCGTTGCGACTATCAACATCTTCTCTCCAGATAGTGAGGCAGAGAGGAGACAAGAGGCAAAATCTGCACTCGAAAGGCTCATGAGACCTCCCTCAAACGTTATTCAATAAAGTTACTCACCTCTAAATTGCCCTATAGTTATAGACACCTACATTATGACAATCACCCTCCGTCCACACCAGCAACGTGGACTCGATGCACTCAAACAGAATGCTATCGGTCAGGTGATTGTTCCGACTGGTGGTGGTAAGACTCTGATCGCAATCATGGACGCTATGCGTCGTTTTGAGATCAAAGTTCCTCGCGTCATTGTTGTTGTCGCACCTCGTATTCTTCTTGCAGAACAACTTTGTTCTGAGTATCTGGAGCACATCACAAACGCAAATGTTCTCCATGTTCATAGTGGAGAAACCAAACATTTCAAGACAACTAAGTCAGAACGCATCAAGTTGTTTGTGGAGATGTGTCAAACCGTTCGTGAACATGTCATCATCTTCACGACATATCATTCTTTGCACCGTGTGCAAGAGTCTGGAATCCCTGTAGACACGATTTACTTTGACGAGGCACATAACTCGGTTCAACGTAACTTCTTCGGTCCTACAGAGTATTTCTCACGTCATGCAGATCGTTGTTACTACTTCACTGCAACCCGTAGGACTTCGATCACTATCAACAAGCCAGGGATGAACGATCGTGAGATCTATGGTGACATCATCACTCGCGTATCTGCACCCGAACTTGTTAATGGTGGATTCATCCTTCCCCCTAAAGTGAAGGTGATCGAGATGGATAAGGTGGACAGAGCATCTGTTACTCCACACCTTGAGAGTAACAACATTCTCTCTACGATTGATGAGATGAATATCAAAAAGATTCTAGTATGTTCTAAGACTACGAAACAACTCACCACGATCTTTCAGACTGACTTTGCAGACCAACTTGCACAACGTGGATACTCTTATCTTTACATAACTGCAAAGACAGGTGCTGTTGTTGATGGTAAGAAAGTCAGTCGTGAGGTATTCTTCGAGACACTGAATGCATGGGGTAAAGATACAGACAAAAAGTTTGTTGTACTTCATCGCTCGATTCTGTCTGAAGGTATCAACGTATCGCAACTGGAATGTGTCATCTTCATGAGGAACATGAATATCATTGAGATGACTCAGACTATCGGTCGTGTTCTTCGCAAAGGTGGACAATCGAAGACCTATGGGTTCTGTGTTGTCCCTGTTTATTCTAAGGTTGGTATCTCTACCGCCAAGGGATTGCAGACTGTTGTTGATACCGTGTTTGAAAAGGGTGAGATGCTTGACTCTGTTGTTCGTCGTTAATTTATATGAAACAACCAACCAATTCGTATATTCTAGATTGTAAACCAGGACCGTTATCTTTTGTTGTAGGTGATTGGGATGATGCAGAGAGTTTCTATGCGGCAGTTCCCTGTAATAATGGATTGGCGATTGTTAATCAAGGAAATGTAATAAAGGTTTGCAGAAACACATCTTCTGCACGAAAGTTCATCAATAAACATCAAAAACGTAGGAAATAAAGTTACTCACCCCTAAAGTGCCCTATTGATGTAAGACACCACAAAGATTATGACACCAACCACCAAAGCACAAGCACTGGAACAATTCCGTTACAACTGGAAAGTTTCAACTATGGGCACACGGACAGCAACAGATAGCATCGCAAAACGTGAGGCATGGGGAATCTTTACTGATGAACTTTGTAAGGAAGGTTACATCACCATGAAGAAGTACGAATCATGGTCTAACCCTTTCTGATTCAAACTTCACAAACTTTTTATTATCATCATGACAACAATCACTCAATCCAAAACCGAATGTTTGCTTGAAGTTGTTAACAACGAATGGAAAGTTAATGCAATTGAATCAGGACATAGTTCATACTCTAAGTTAGAATATAGTGTAGGTAAGAAATATATCAAACTGAATCAATTCAGGGTTCATGCTGATAACAGTTTTTCAAATAACGGTGTGTTCATGTTTATCGATAAAGAGACTGAAGCATGTTACAAACCCGCATCATTCAAGGCACCTGCTAAAGGTATCCGGTTCTTTCTTGAGTCCTTAGTTGAGAATCCCGATCTAGTAGATCCTTACGGTTCTTTCCTCTATGTTCGTTAAATCTATTACTTTACACTCACACTAATTAACAACCATCATGAATGAATTCAAAGTCACATTGTCTAAAGGTGGTCGTCACATTGTTATCACAGTGATGGCAGAATCGACTCATCGAGCATACAAACAGGCAGAACATTTATATCCTGGATGTAGGGCCCTGAACGCAAAGATGATGTAATTAAAGTTACTCACCTCTAAACTGCCCTATAGATGTAAGACACACACCAACCATGACTAACTCAACTTTTCAAACCACAATCGAAGATACCACGTACAACGGGTGGACAAACTATGAGACCTGGAATGTAGCACTCTGGATCGGAAATGACGAAGGTTTGTATAACATAGCACGTCGTTGTTATTCATATCAAGATTTCGTCAATCGTTATACGGAAGAAGGTGATACAACTTTAGATGGAGTAAAGTGGGATGATGTTAACCTGAACATCGTTGAACTTGATGAAATGATAGAGGAACTTTGATCATGAATAAAAGAACACAAACTAAAGTTCAAAAACATCTAGAAGACCCATATAATCGTCTTAACTATTGTTATGAATTCATTGGTGAAGATGAAGATATGAATCGAAAATGTTATAAGAGAATCTATCACTATCTTTCCGTACTAACCGACACCGAGTATCACTACTAATCATGAATTACACTCTCAAGCAACTTCAAGACAAAGTGTCACGAATGATTGAACAACAGGGAGAAGATGCAGAATGTGCCGTGTGGATTTATACCAAGAATGATTGTTATTTAAAAGACGAAGATGGTAACGTTGATTATGGTAACAACGTAGAAGATCCTGCACTGATTGCACGTATCTTTGATGATGTTGGCAACATGGATTACATTTACACTGAGATTCAAGAGTGTGTAGATGAAGCAACAGAAGAGCAATTGATGTTATATCAGCAGGAGTTAGTTTGATGATTGACTTCCCTATCTACAAGAAACAACTCCCACAAATCTGGATGGAGGATGATAAGTTTATTATCGAATCATCATCATTCCGATATGTAATAGAAGACGACTTAAAACTATTGTTTAAGTTATGTCGTCGTTTTAAATCTGAAGCAATCAAACAAACTTACATCACTAATTAACATCATGATCAAAACACAACTACTCAAAGTCGTCGGTGAAACTTCAAAGGGCATTGATGCTAACCTGACACGATTAGAAAAGTTTGAAGTATTCTGTCAAGTATGTGATGGATTACTCAAAGATGGTAGGATTAGCTCTGCTAAACATCAATCATGGACCAATGTATTCTAATGAAAACTACAACATGAAACAAACCAAAACCCTATCAATGAAGAATAGGAAAGAAGAACTCTTCAATGCTTACTTTGAAGCATCTGATGAAATGAAACAAATGAAAGAAGAACAAAAGATCTTGATTGTTATTTGTTCAGTATTGTTCATTTTCACCATGATTTAATTCTAATGAAAACTACAACAGCAACTTACAAAATTGAAGTGACACAAGAGACAGGAAATGTTTTGACTTATGTGAGAACAATGCCCACAAGACCAACAACAACTAAGGGTCAAATTGCACAGATGAATAGGTTAGAGAATTGGGTAAGTAAGGTTTCATATAAACCTACCAAAGTCAAGATTGAACTTCAAAAATGATATCAATTATATGAATCATCAATGAATTAAAGTTACTCACCTCTAAACTGCCCTATAGGTGTAAGACACTTCCAACCAACACCATGAGAAAGATCGAATCCCAAATGTGTCAGGCAATCAAAGACAATAAGTCTTGGAAGTCTGGTAACACTGAAGTACAATACGTGGGAGATGATCTCTCTATTGTATATCTTCACGGTAACAAAATTGCAGTTGTTGATGATACTACTATGTCAATCTTTGATGGTGGTTGGCAATCAGTTACAACAAAGTCTAGACTCAACGCACTTTGTGATGAATTTTGTATCACTGGAGAAGGAGTCTTTCAGAAGGATTTCCTCTGGTATGTAAGAAAGTTCGTTGGATGTATCAACGGAAAGAATGTCTATCAGACTCAAGATTTTAAATCCGGTTATCTCTTTGCCTGATGTGTAGTTTACTCTTATGGATAATCACATTCTATTGTTTATCTAAGTGGACAGGATTAAGACGATTCATATCATCAATTCTATACGGATTAGCAAACTTCATTGACCCTAAATCATGACTCCAACAATCTCACAAATGAAAGACATTATCAATCAAGGAACAACAACCAAAGACAACATCATTGACAGAGATGAACTACAAGATCAATACATTAAAGAACTGATTGATAGTATGGATTTCAAAACTATGGAAACATTTGTGTATGATACTATCAATGATAATCTTGATAGGTATTCTCTTGATGAACTAATTGAAGAGGTAGAAGAGTCTTACCCTGAACTCCTAGATGATACTGATCAGGATGATATACCTGAACCAAGTGAATTGACCGGATGGAATTAACCTTTAAAATACACACATAAATACAATGTTTTATATTAAAAAAGGTATTTAAAAACATATATGCGTGTTTTATTGTTTTCCACAAGGGTGTGGAATAAGTGAAGGAAAGTGTGGATAAACCCTGATATTATGTGTTGTTATGTGTTATAAACCTGTGGAGAAAGGTCTGATCTTATTATGACTTGTATCTGATAAAGGTCTGATCTTATTGTCATCTAAGGCCGTAGTCTATCAGGACTTCGAGAACATGTCAACCCCCCAATCCCGTCAAATCAGTATCCCTTATCTGTAACAGTCTCCAAGGTATTATTGTTACTCACCCCCAAATTGCCCCATGGATATGAACAACACTCAAACCATCCTCACCGAATCAGTCTTCTCAGACCTCTATAGTTTCGTCCTAGAGATGACACCTGATCTGGAAATGTGTCTTGACTATTGTGAATCTCAGGGAATCACAATCACTGATGATGTATTCACAGTGATTGAAGACTTACTAGAGAACAACTGATCACCCCTAATTGACATTAACTACCATGACCAGTTATACTAACCTGATCAACATCATCGATGAGTTACAACAATCAGGAGTGAAACCAAAGGTAACAGTTCTCAAGACAAAGAAAGGTCCTAAGCATTCCTTACTGACCAACACTAAGTAACAACCTGGGCACGTTAGCGAAGCATCGATAAGTCCCAGATCAATAACTAGGCAGCACAGTATTCAGCGTAAGACCTAGAACAAATCCCCTCTATCTAACACTTTCTTCTTTATTATGACTCTCGAACTTGCACTCGGATTGTTGGCTCAAGGTAACAACGGTGATGAAATCCTTCAGATTCTCGATGTGATTCAGAATGACACATCTAACCCTGAGGAGATTACCTTCTAAGACACACCTATAAGAGTCTGTAGGGGGGTCTAATCCCCCCTTCGGTTACATACATTTAAGAACACTTACTAAGTATTACAAACAGACCAAGGGTGAGGTCTATAAACTCATATCCGGTGTGTGTTACAAACTGAGGGAGAGGAGTGGTGTCCTTTCCCTTTTTTATTACCTAGGGACAGTGTTGACAGACAGTGATATATGCGTTATGATGATGTTGTGAATCGACACGTTATTATTCGTCGGTTTATGATGCCGTCGGTCGGCGTAGCGGGTATAAAGCCGATCCGACCCCCCCCCGTTCTAAAAAAGTACCTAACCCTAACCTACAAAAGTATATACCCTCTTTCGAAATAATTCCCCCTATTTTTTTTCCCAGCTATGCCCAGCATATAGGGAGTTCCATATATAAAAACGAAATCCCATTGGAGGTTGATGAAAAATTTTACCCCTGAAAATTATTATCACATATACTTGAGAGACAGGTGTGTAGTTCCTATGATAAGTGAAGAAAACTTCGACCATACTTGGACATCATTGAAAGCAATGGTAGGACTCATGAAAACTGAGTATGGGGAGGAGGATCTCTCATATGAGGTAGTGAAAACAATACCAGAGGAAGAGGAAAGCTCCTATTGACTCTCCCTAGATACTCTGATATAATTTGAAGTGTAGTTACTAAGACTTATGGCTAAAGGATTTACGGTGAAGGCAGCAAAGCCCAAAACTCTAAGGACAAAAGCACCTGAGTGGGATATTGATGATATCAAGGCTCGGATGAGAGGTAAGACAATTGTATTCTGTCTACCTGGAAGAGGATGTTCATATACGTTTATGAAGAACTTCGTACAATTATGTTTTGATATGGTACAGAATGGTATGTCCATTCAGATCAGTCAAGACTATAGTAGTATGGTAAACTTTGCACGTTGTAAGTGTTTAGGTGCCAATGTACTTCGTGGACCAGATCAGATTCCCTGGGATGGTAAGTTGAACTATGACTATCAGTTGTGGATTGATAGTGACATTGTATTCAATACAGAGAAGTTTTGGCAATTGTGTGATGTAGCACTACCTGCTTCTGCAATTGATGAAGAAGGTAATGAGATTACAGGAGAAGATCATCCGATCTCTGCTGGTTGGTATTCCACAGAAGACGGGAAGACCACCTCAGTTGCACATTGGTTAGAAGAGGATGACTTCCGTAATAACGGTGGTGTGATGAACCATGAGATGGTGGACTCGATTCAGAATCGTAAGAAGCCTTTCACTGTAGATTACACAGGTTTCGGATGGGTATTGATTAAGAAGGGTGTGTTTGAAGATAAGAAGATGACATATCCATGGTTTGCACCGAAGATGCAGGTGTTTGAATCAGGAGCTGTTCAAGATATGTGTGGAGAGGATGTCTCATTCTGTTTAGATGCTATCGAAGCTGGTTATGAGATCTGGTGTGATCCTCGTATTCGTGTGGGTCACGAAAAAATGCGAGTTATTTGATAGGAGGTCATTATGGCAAGAATTAGAAAGAGTCTAATGGGTAATGTGTTTATTGAGACACAACCCAAAAAAACGCGACAAGGATCAGGCCAACATACAAAGTATGCGTCTACGAGTTCTAACAAGGCAAAGAAGAGGTATAAAGGTCAAGGTCGATAGTATTAGGGGAATCCTTCGGGATTCCTTTTTAATGCATAGATATATTAACTGAAGATATTAATATGGCATGTTTGATTGCTAACTTACCATCTGTTGAAGTATGGGTTAGGAAAGAATATCTAACAGACCACCAGTCAGGTCATGGGGAGTTTGAGAAAGGTGTATGGGTATCTGCTAAGAGTATCCCTGGTCGAGCCTTTTACTTTGAGACATACTTACCAGAGTATGGGGCAATGTATGACAAACTACCGATCAGTGCTTTTGTATCAGAACCAAAGACACCTGACCCTGATATGAATTTACAAAACCTACAGTTTTGGAATTGTATGGATTATGGTGTTGTTGCTGTTAATAAACAATTCATTGGTAGTATGGACTATGAGGTCTATACAAGGAACCATGGGACCATGAAGGGGTCTTATGTGTGTACTCTTGACAACTACCATCAAGATCCTGATATCATTGATTACAGTTGTTCAGAGAATCCTTCAGAACATAAATCTCATAACTTGATTGAACTTGACAATGGACAATATGCATTGTATCCAAACAATAGAACTCGTATCTATGATAATAGTTTAACACCTGAGAATCCAAAGATGCCAGATTTCAAAGTATCTACTCAAATCTATCAGGTAGAGTGTGGTTATGAGAAGGATGGACTTGGTGATCAGGATTCTTATTTTTGGAAGACTGCTAGAGAAAGACTAGATACTAATACTACAGAGGATAATGATGGAAGACAATCTACTTCGGGAGATAGCAAATGATAATGTTACACCTAAAAATAAAAGGATTGTAAATGAAGATGGATTGTTTGAGTCTGAGGATTGTGATGCCCCAGATCATGTGTGTAAGTGTGGACAACAAACCCTGTCAGAACACACCTAAATAAAGCACACTTATATAATCTGTTCAGGTGCCAGCAGAAAGGATCAGTAAAGCATTTCGCGACGTGAGTGCTACATTTCAGGCTAATCCCTTGAATATGGATCTAGTTGCTCTCAGAAATGAAAATGCAATTGCGAGATCTATTCGCAATCTCATTATGACTGCACCTGGTGAGAGACCTTTTAACTCAGAATTGGGTTCAAATGTTTATCGGTTATTGTTTGAGAACTTTGATAATCAAACATCATATGCTATCAAAACCGAAATTGAAATATCAATAAGAAACTTTGAACCAAGAGTTAAATTAACTGAAGTTCAGGTTTCTGCTAATGAAGATAATCATGAGTTTGATGTAGTCATTCGTTATAAGATTGTTGGTATTGATGCTCTACCACAATCACTATCATTTGCATTAGAGCCCACTAGGTAAGATGCCCTTAGTAAACTTCAGCAATGTCGATTTTGATGAGATTAAACAATCCATCAAAGATTATCTCAGATCAAATTCCAACTTTACGGATTATGATTTTGAGGGATCAAATCTATCGACAATCATAGACACGTTAGCATATAACAGTTATATCTCCTCATACAATGCCAACATGGTATCGAATGAGGTGTTCCTTGATAGTGCAACATTAAGAGAGAATGTTGTATCAATCGCACGAAACATTGGTTATCTTCCTCGTTCAAGGAAGTCGTCAAGATCAAACATCTCCTTTGAGGTTGACCTAAGAGGATCGGGTGATACTAAGACTAGTGTTGTATCAGTAACACTGAAAGCTGGGGCTGTGGCACTATCTGGTTCCACGTTCAATAATTCTTCATTTACATTTTGTATAATGGAGGATATCACTGTACCGGTAGATTCAACAGGATTTGCTGTATTTGATAACGTTGATGTATATGAAGGTTCGTTCCTGAATCAAACATATGATGTTCAGTCAAGATTACCAAATCAAAAATACATCTTACCAAATACCGGTATTGATACCGATTCTATTAGAGTAGCAGTAAAGGTTAATTCTAACTCAACAGTATCGAGAAAGTATAGTCAATATAGTAGTCTTATCAATGCAGATAAGGATACACCACTATTCTTCCTAAGAGAAACAGAAGGTGAGAGATATGAATTATTGTTTGGTGATGGTATATTTGGAACTAAGTTACAAGAACCAAATCAAATTGTAGTTCAATACCTGACATGTAGTGGATCATCACCAAACGGTATCTCCAATCTGACATTTATTGGTAGAATAGAAGATAATAACGGAAGCCCACTAGCTAGTGGTGTTTCTGGTCTCACAATCAATGAATCGGCTCTTGGTGGTGATGAGATCGAGAGTGTTGAGTCAATTAAGAAACTAGCACCTAACATCTATGCATCTCAAGACAGAGCTGTAACATCAACTGATTTTGAGTCACTTGTCCCCAGAATCTACACCGAAGCAGAATCAGTTGCGGCATATGGTGGTGAAGAACTGAGTCCCCCACAGTATGGTAAGGTATTTGTCAGTATTAAACCATTCAATGGTGTATTCTTATCTGAGGAAATTAAAAGGAACCTCAAACTAGAACTTGCTAAGTATTCGGTAGCTGGTATCATTACTGAGATTATCGATCTCAATTATCTGTTTATTGAGATCGATACTAAGGTATATTATAATTCAAACCTAGCACCTGGTCCTTCCCAAGTCAGGAACGTAGTAACAAATAATATCATAAAGTACTCTGATTCTACTCAGTTAAATAAGTTTGGGGCAAGGTTCAAGTATAGTAAATTTGGTAAGATCATTGACGATAGTCATGATTCAATTACCTCAAATATTACTACTGTGAAGATGAGGAGAGACCTACAGGCTATACTAAATCAATTTGTTGAATATAGTCTAACATTTGGTAATCGCATTCATGTAAAGAGTGAACTTGGATTTAACATTAAAACTTCTGGTTTCTCAGTAAGTGGTATATCTGGAACAGTATACATGAGTGATGCACCTAATGCAAATCTCACCACTGGAACAATCTTTATGTTTAAGTTGGATTCACCAACTGAACCAGTGATTCTGAAAAGAAACATTGGAACGATTGATTACATAACAGGATCAATTAAACTCAACCCACTTAATGTTATTTCAACTGAAGTAACTCGTGGAACTTCTCTTATTGAAGTTTCATCCTGTCCATACTCTAATGATGTTCTTGGTCTTCGTGATCTCTATCTACAGATGGATACCTCATATTTGACAGTGAACATGGTTCCTGATCAGGTTTCCTCAGGTAGTGATGTATCAGGTGGATCATATACAGTAACTTCAAGCTATTCAAACGGATCACTCACACGATAAAAAATAATGTCAGTAGATAGAGTAAAATTCCAGGACATAGTTGCCAGCCAACTTCCTTCTTTTATCAGAGATGATTTTCCTCTCCTATCAGAGTTTCTGGAACAGTATTATGTTTCACAGGAAACTCAAGGTGCGACATTAGATCTTCTTCAAAATATTGACAAATATGTCAATATTGATCAACTTACTGGTCTAAAATCTTCTACCGTTCTTCAGGTTGATATTAGTAGTGTAGATGATACAATTGTTACTGGTGTCGATGGTAATTTTACTGAAGGATTTGTTGATAATAATGGACTGATTAAAATTGATGATGAAATTATTGCATATAATTCAAAGACTAATCTTAACTTTGAAGGATGCCAGAGAGGATTTAGTGGCACCACTTCACATACTTCTGCCAATATACCAGACAGACTATCCTTCTCAAGTCAAACTACACCCACCAATCACAAGAAAGGTGCTATAATTCAAAACCTGAATGTCTTGTTTCTTCAGGAGTTCTTTAGAAAGTTAAAGGCACAAGTAAGTCCTGGGTTCGGTGATAGAACACTGAAGACGAATCCAAAGAATTTTATTATCAATAGTAATAGTTTCTATAAGTCGAAAGGAACAGACTTATCATATAAGATTCTGTTTAAATCTCTATTTGGTGAGACTGTTGATATCATTCGCCCAAGTAGATTCCTACTCAAACCATCTAGCTCAAACTATAATGTAACAGAAGATATTGTTGTAAAGAGTTATATTGGTGATCCACTGCAACTCAAAAACCTTACATTATTTCAGAATTCAACACAAGCTCGTGGTACAGTCAACAATGTCTGTAAAATTCAATATAATGATGGTGACTACTATCAACTGAGTATTGACTCTGGATATGATAGAGATGTTAATGTAACTGGTACAACTTACGGTAAGTTCAAACCAAATCCTAAAACAAAACTCCTGAACACTGTTGCAGTTGGTGCAACAATCATGGATGTTGACTCTACTGTAAGTTTCCCTGAATCAGGAAAGTTAGAGATACCTGATAGTGATGGCAATATAGTATCAATAGTATACACAGGAAAGACTGTCACTCAGTTCTTAAATGTGAGTGGAGTTAATGCTATACTCAGTGAGAAGACCGATGTAGATCTCGATGATTATTCTTATTCTTATGTTGGTTTAGGTACTGATGACGAAGTCAGAGTAAGGATCACTTCCACACTGAAAGATCTTAAGATTCAGGATAGTGGTTTCTATAATAAGAGAGACACCATTAATATCAAGTCATTTGGTATTGAAGATGAGTCAATAAGAGGATCTGATTGGTTAGTCAACAATAAGTCAAGGTATGATGTCTCCAGCATCATTATTACTGACATTTCTGAACTTAAGTATGATGTGATAACATTCGACGATCACACATTGAAGATAGGATATAAAATAATATTAAGTGACAATACTGGTGGCACTCTCGATGCTTCAATTATTGATATTGGAAGTAAGAAATCATTTACTATAAAGGCAAATTCATCAATTGATCTGAACAAGGTTTATAGTTTTGAGAATCAACTACTTAAAGTTTTCTCTCCGAAGTATAGTTTCCTTGGAAAGTACACTGCTAACGTTCAGAATACTTATTCAAACTTCAATACTGATTTACTGATTGCAACCAACTCACTTCCATCTTATGGTGATCTAGGTCTTGATCCATATAATAAGACCCTGAATTTTAGTGGTTTTGCCACAGATAACATAATCAACTTTGGTTTACCTCATGGTTTCTACACTGGTGATGCGGTTTATTATCAACCAGGTGTAATAACAAATACAACAATCAACGCTGATGGAATCCCCATCACGACAACAACTGAAAGTAAATTTGAGGGAACAGAATCAGGTGTTTTCTATATTAAGAAAATCAATAATACTTCTGTCAAACTTTCAAGAAGTAGATCAGATTTATTCAGGAATGTATTTGCAAATCTAGGTGGATCTGTCAACAATAACGTCTTCACTTACTTTAGTTTCTACAACAAAACCATTGCACCACAAGGGATCTACAGAAAGATCATTGAACCAGTCAGAGAATCTGGTCAGTTCAAAACTCTTCCAGGTTATAATGGAATATTCCTTAATGGTGTTGAACTTCTGAACTATAAGTCAGAAGATACCATCTTCTATGGACCAATTAAAAATCTAATTGTGACTGCCGGTGGTTCTGGTTATGATGTTGCCAACCCACCTAGACTTACTATTAGGGATAATATTGGCATAGGAGCTACAGGTGTTGTTGCTGTTGAAGGTTCATTAGAAAGAATTGATATTGTAGATCAAGGTTTTGACTTCTTGGGAACTCCTACAATATCAATTACCGGTGGCAATCCAATTAGACCTGCAAAGGCTGAAACTTCATTGGTTGACATTTTATATTCTGTCAATATTAATACTGAATTCAATGGTAATGTAAACATTGGAAACAATACTATTGGATTCTCATCATTTCATAAGTTTTCACAGAACGAGAAAATCGTTTATGATTCAAAAGAAATGAGATCTATTGGTGGACTGTCCACTAATACAACTTACTTTGCTAACGTAATTGATAACTTTAGGATATCCCTCCACACTAATGAAAAAGATTCTCAGTTAGGTATCAATACGATTACCTTCAATAATACATTTGGACAGGGAACTCAATCTTTGCATTCGGCAGAAACTAAAAAGATTGTAAGTAATATTGTTGTAACTGATTCTGGTGAAGGATACAAGAATAAAAAGAGATTAATTGTTGGTGTAGTTACTGCTACAGATTCATTCAAGATTGGTAATCATGGTTTTGAGACGGGTGAAATAATTCAGTATACCTCAGGATCAACTGCAGTGCAAGGGATTCTAGAGAATACAAATTACTTTGTAATCAAGATTGATTCAGACAATTTCCGTCTCAGTGATTCCAAATCTGAATTTAATAATGGTGTCTATGTTGATATTAAAGGAGTGGGTGATGGTACTTTCAATTATGAACCAATCACTGTTAATATTAGTGGTATAACTAGAATTACCGAACGCAATGGTCAAGACTTCCAATGTAAGATACAACCTGCCTTCAGAGGTTCTATTGATTCTATTGACATTACCAATCGTGGTTCTCAGTATGGTTCTTCAGAAATCATCAATCTGAACAGAGAACCTGAAATTTTATTTGAGGGTGGACAACAAGCTCAAATCAAACCTGTCATTAATAACGGCCGGTTTGTCGATATCATCATTGATAATTCAGGAAGAGAATATATTTCTCCACCAGATCTGATAATCATTGGAAATGGTAAGTATGCGAAACTCACTCCCATTATCGAAAATGGAAAACTTGTAGATGTAAATATCATAAACCCTGGTATTGGTTATGTCGATGGTCAAACTTCTATTACAATTGCCAATCCTGGTAAAGGATGCGACGTAGAATCAAAGATCAATGAGTGGAGTATTAACCTTTTTGAAAGAAATAATGAGTTTGTCAATAATGACGACGGATTTGTTGATGAGAATCTTACTGGTGATAAAACAGAATACTGTCACCTATACACACCGAGAGAACTTAGAGAGTCATCTTATGTTCTAAAGAACAATGGTGATTCATTCTATGGTATTGCTGACTTAGAAAAATCTAATGGTATTGAGATATCTAACAGTCACCACTCACCAATTATTGGTTGGGCATATGATGGAACTCCAATCTATGGTCCTTATGGGTATTCCACTCCTGAGGGTGGTGTAATCAAACAGATGAGAAGTGGTTATGAGTTGAATGTCAACCTTACCAATAGACCTTCTCCCAGTATATACCCACAAGGATTCTTTATTGAAGATTTTCAGTTCACTGGTGTTGGTGACCTAGATGTTCATAATGGTAGGTTCTGTGTCACTCCAGACTATCCTGCAGGGGTCTACGCGTACTTTACGACGTTAGAACCAAATGTTGAGGCTCAAGGTCCATTTAGGAACTATAAAAAACCACAGTTCCCATATATTATTGGAGATACATTTCATTCCAAGAGAATTGAGTTTAACTATAGTGTAGAATCAAACCAAACAGACTATGACATTCAAAAAAATGAGTGGTTCAGAAATACAAGGTCATATAATACTAATAACCTCTATAGTGGATATGATTACATCTTTAATTCTAACAAAATTAAAAGACAAACCATAGAAGTAACGGGTATTAATCCTGGATTTATCAGTGGCGTTGGTATCTTTACTGGTGGCAGAAACTATCAGGTTGGTGAAAGAGTTATCTTTGATAATAAACAATCAGAAGGTAAAGGTGCTCAGGCAAGAGTCAGTTATGTTAATGGTAAAGAAATAAACACTGTAAGTATCGCTACTACTCTAACTCCAAACGTTGAGTTTATCAAATACTTTGGTCTCCAACAGTTTATTGGTTTCAGCTCACAACCACACAACTATCAGGACCAAGAATTAGTCAATGTCAGTGGTCTCTCCAACTACTACAAAGGTTTTGATGGACCATATAATGTTGGAGTAAGATCAGAAACTTTTGTTACTATTCTTGGTATTGGGACAGCATCTGCAACTGGTATTGCCACATACTTATATGTTGGTGGTGCTTTAGAGTTTCCATTTATTAGACCAAATGACATTCTGGGTATTGGAACAGAAAAAGTCAAAGTTCTCAATATTGAAGAAGAAAGTCAGAGAATTCGTGTTCTCAGAGAACAGGAATCGACAGTAGGTCTTGCTTATTCAACAGGTCAAATTCTGATTGGTGATCCAAGAAAGTTCACTATCAATGTTGGAACTCTAACGACAGATAAGTCATTCAGAGTAAATGAAGAATTGTACTTTGATCCTCCAGAGGCAGTCGGTATCGGAACGACCACTGGCAACGGTGTAGGAACCCCTGTAACGTTCAGAAACCCAGGTATAGGGGCAACTACCCTATTCATTGAACCACAGTCAATCTACTACAAAAATCATGGTCTGAAACTGAATGACAAGGTTGTTTATTCATTGAATGGTGGAACATCAATCGGTGTTTATAATGGTATCTCTGATGCCAACCTTACCGATTATAGTGAACTATATGTAGCTCCATTAACTAATAATTTCATCGGTATCTCGTCGCATAAAGTTGGTATGACAACCACTGGTACCTATGTTGGTATCGGAACTACAACCGGTCTCTTATTTTTCAGAGATACTGGAACAGGTGATCATCATAGCTTCAAGACGGTAAGATCTGATATTCTAAGAACTCAGGTAAGTCGTAATATTGTTACTGTTTCAACTGCAACTACACATGGACTGAGACCAAATAATAATGTAAGAGTCAATATCAAACCAACTGATATCCAAACAGTTGATGTGAGATTTAATAAATTTAATAGAAGAATTGTATTCAATCCTATTGGTTTTACCTCTGAAAATGTTGACACCACACTCAATACATTGTATATCTCTAACCATGAGTTTTCTCTTGGTGATAAAGTAGTTCATCAATCTTCATCTCCTGCAGGGGGTTTAGTGAACGAGAAGATGTATTATGTGATTCCTTATAGTAGAGATGAAATCAGACTGGTAGAAGATAAGTACCAGATCAATGAAGAGGAACCAATCTTTGTAGGTATTACAAGTACAGGTCTTGGCGGCACTATCTCCAAGATAAACCCCCTTACTAAGACTAGAAAAAATAATAATCTTAAGTTTGATCTTTCGGATCCTTCACTCTCATTCCTCTCGAATGGTGTGAAGTATCCAGCATTCAAGATGTTTGTATATCTTGATCAAGAGTTCAATAAAGAGTTTGTCACTACTGGAACTAAGACAGATAATAAATTTGAAGTGTCTCGTAGTGGATCAGTTGGTATCACATCTGATGCTAACCTGACTATTGAAATTACTGACGATGTGCCTTCCAGACTTTATTATAAGTTTGATGCAATCAATATCGACATTATTAGTATTGATCAGAGGGGTCTTATCCTTGATACTGAGGTTTCGCCATATAATCAGATCAATATTGAGAAGAGTGGATATGATGGTATCCAAAGACTAATTGGTGCTAGTGGAACTTCATTCACATATGAATTAGATTCTGTTCCAGAGTCTCTGTTATACAATAGTAAAAATTCAATCCCCACGTATGATACTGATTCCAAATCAGTCTTCGGATCAATCTCTAATATTGAGATGATCAGTAATGGTAGTGGATATACAAAACTTCCTTATGTCAAAGGAGTTAATAGTGGTATTGGAACTAATGCAATTTTAGATGCTCAAACTAAAGATATTGGTAAGATTCTGAATCATCGTTTTGATTCTGACAATATTGGTTTTGATTATCCAACTGACGAAACATTAAGACCTGTGGCTAATCTTCCAGAAATTCTGGAAATGGAGTCGCTAACATCCTTTGAATCTATTGGTATCACTTCGTTTGGTAGAAACTACCTCCACCCAGCAAAACTAGTAGTTATTGACGGATACACTAATAAAGTTATTCCTGAGGTAGATCTGAGATATCAGATTGGTGACACAACAGTTAAGATTTTGAATAACACTACAGGAATGTATGATGTTATGCCAAGAATTATCCCAACACTGAACACAAATGGTGTTGGTATCTCATCAATCATATTTGATTCAACAACTAAGATTGTAAGACTTCTTCTCAATCAATCATTCCAGGATGAAAGAGACTTTCCATTTGATGTTGGTAGCAACATCCTTATTGAGAATATAAGTGTTGGTCTCAATACTGCATCAAAGGGATATAACTCTTCGGTATATGAATATGATTTGTTCCCAGTAACTACAATATTTCCACAGTATGGGGGCACTGGAGCTTACATTGAGTATAGCCTCAAAGATCACCTTAAAGATGGTGAGTTTCCAGGAAAAGTAGAACCACTGACCACACTTGGTCAGGTTGTTGCTGAAAATGATTTCCCAACCTTTACTGCTAAACTGACCACTAATGACTACTTCGATGGTGAAAGAGTAGTCAATGGAGAAAACACCGGTATCGTTGAATCTTGGACATCAAGTCTCGATCAATTGAAAGTAGATACCCCTAAGGACTTCAAAGTGGGTACGGTTGTAAGAGGTGAGAGTTCTAATACTCAAGCCGTTGTTATGAAGAAGTATGAGTTTAATGCAGAAATTACAACCGGTGTCGGTGCTACTATTATTCATGGTTGGCAAGATAACATTGGTTTCTTAAATGATAATCTACAGGTTATTCCTAATAACGAATACTATCAGAACTTCTCATATTCACTATCAAGTAAAGTTCCGTATGATCAGTGGAATGATCCAGTAAGTAACCTAGGTCATACTGCCGGTTTTGCTAAGTTTGCTGATTATCAATTAGTAAGTAAAGAAACTAATCCAGGTAAAGGTATCATTCAATCAGAAGATGCAAATGTTGAGGTTGTTATTGATATCATCGGAGAAGGTGATCTGAATTGTTATTATAACTTTGATTTTGTATCAGAAGGAACACAGTATATTAATGGTGTTCTTGCATCTAATGAAATTTTCTTTGAGAATAGACTCCTTACAGATTACTTCCAGTCAGTCGGTAACAGAGTTCTTTCAATCGATGATGTTAGTGATCAGTTCAATAGCAATGAAAGAGCTGAGAAATTTTCTAAGGTTGATGATTTTGAATCAAACTACATTCTGAATAAGATTTTTACTTTTGTTAAGGATGACGTATTTACAAATGAGAGACAATTCTCTGTTGTCAATATGCTTCATAATGGTATTATTGGTTACTCTAATGAATATGGTACAGTTTCAACTTATCCACCACTTGGTTTCTATGGTTATATTCAATCTGGTACTGGTTGGAGTCTGACATTTAATCCAATTAAATTCCAATATAACGCATATCAAACTGCAACAGTGGCTATCAGTCTCCTCGATGGTGTGGCTGGTGTGGGATCTACTTCTCTTGGTGATGTTTTAAGTATAGAGAGTGATCAAGTAAATATTAATTTTGGATCTACCACAACAATCGCTTCCTTCCCAACATCTAACAAAGCAGCTAAACTTTGTGTTTTGGCAAAGGGCACATCTGGAATTCATTCTGGTCAGTATGATGCATCAGATATTAATATTGTCCATGACGGAACTACTGTATCAATGGTTCAGTATGGTGATATACAGACTAGTTTTAACAACTTAAACAGTGGTTTTGGAACATATAGTTCTTATATTGACGGTGGTCTTGTCAAGATTGATTATCATCCAAGTTCTTCTGGCAGCATTGAGCATCAGTCTCAGATGACAGTGTTTTCTGGAGTTGGTACGAGTACCGGTGATCATACATTGAGAACTGGTAGAATAAAATCTTCTTATACTTCTATCGCATCTTCTGGATCACCATTACCAGTCGCAATCTCCTCTTACAATGATCCATACTCAGCAAACTATAGTATTGTAGTTGTAGAAGACACTACAAATAATGACTTTGAGATGTTTGAGTTGGGTATGTGTAACTCGACATGGAATGAGGTTCTCACCGATTGGGCTTACACTAGAACCTCTGGTACTCTTGGACAGATTGGTGTAACATCAACAACAACTAAGAACATCACATTCACCCCAAATCCAGGTATAGATGTTAAAGTCAGAACCTTTGGTATTGATTTGATGCTCTATCCCGGTGTCATTAATGATACTGAACTTAAAATGAACAACCTTGAGATTACAACAGGTGATGGTAGTTATCGTGGAACTAAACTTGATCTTAAGTCTCAATTTGGTCTCAATCACAAAGGACTTGAGATCTTCAGAAGAGTAATTGATGGTAGTGATACTAGTACTGTTAGTACTACAGCTGACACAGTTACTATTCCAAACCATTTCTTTGTTACTGGTGAAAAGCTTCAATATTCCCATGTTGGATCTGGTACATCTCAAGCAATTAGTATCGCACCTACCTCAATCTCTGGTGTAACTACTGATAAGTTACCTGAAACACTATATGTTATAAAGGTTGATGAGGGTAGAGTAAGGTTCGCTGATACTGCAGAAAATGCACTGTCATTAACACCAATATCTCTTGATATTACTGGAGTTGGTATTGGGGAATCACATGTCTTCACATCCACCAATCAAAATGCTAAGGCTTTGATTGCTGTTGACAACATGATTCAATCACCTATTACAGAGACATCTATTACAACGAATTTGAATCAAGATATAATCTTTGATACGGTCTTCGATGTTACTGGTATCACATCGTTTGCAAGTGGTGATATTGTCAGAATCGATGACGAATATATGATTGCAGATGCTGTTGGTATTGCTGGTTCAACTAGACTCGGTGTTAGAAGAGCACAACTCGGTACTGGAATTGGTCTTCATACCACGGGAACAACAATTACCAAGATCACTGGTAGTTACAACATCACTGATAGTACTGTCAACTTCTCTTCATCTCCATATGGTAAAACACCACTGAGTACAACGGCTACAGCTGATCCAGACTCTAGAGATTGGACTGGTATCACTACTAGCTCTAGTTTCCAGGGCAGAACTTTCATGAGAAGATCTGGTGCTGGTAGAACTGAAGATACCTACTCAAATAACTATGTCTTTGATGATATCTCAAATAAGTTTAATGGTATTGGTACAGTATTCACTCTTCAAAATAATGGTAACAATACTACTGGATACTCTACTGATAACGGTATTATCCTTCTGAATAATATCTTCCAGGTTCCAAAAGGAGCACAAGTTGGTGATGGAACGTATCATATGGAAGAGAGTGTAGGTGTTACCTCTATTTCATTCACTGGTGTAGGTATTGCCGCAACAAATGGTTATGATCCAAACTCTGGTGATGTCCCTATTGGTGGATTAATCATCTCTGTTGGGTCTGAATCTGGATTTGGTTATCAACCTCTCGTATCAGCTGGTGGAACAGTTACAGTTTCTGCAACTGGTTCAATCACTAATGTTAGTATCGCCAATAGTGGTTCTGGTTACAGGGCTGGTATTCAAACGGTAGTTAATGTTGGTGTTCAAACTGATGGAGAACCAAATCTTCAGTTTATCGGAACAGCATCTATTAGTGGTGGCAATATTGTTAGTGTTAATATTACAAATCCTGGTAGTGGTTACACTTCTACTAACCCACCATCTGTAGTGTTTGACGAACCACTTTCGTACTCTAATATTCCTGTAGAGTACAGTGGTAATGTTGGAGCTGGAAAGAGTGCAACAGTTAATATTGTTGTTGGTCAAGGGTCTAGTGTTATTGACTTTGAATTTAGATATGGTGGATATGGTTATGGCGAGGGTGAAGTTCTTACCGTACCAGTTGGTGGACCTACAGGTATCCCTACAGATCCATCACTTGCATTTGAAGAATTCCAAATTAATATCGATGAGATCTTTACTGATAAGTTCAATGGAATATCTATTGGACAACTTCAAGTTCTTGATAAGTTTGATAATCTATTTAACGGTTCAGATAAGGACTTTAGACTTCTTATTGATGGAGAACCTGTTTCTATTCAATCGGCTAAGGGTTCAAACATTGAAGTTGACCAGACACTTTTGATTTTCCTCAATGATGTTCTTCAGGAACCCGGTAAATCTTATATCTTTAACGGTGGATCAACTATTAAGTTTGCAGAATCACCCAAGTTTGGTGATACTTCTAAAGTTTTGTTCTATAAAGGTAGTGGAGACATTGATGTTATCTTTACTAATGTACTTGAGACGGTGAAAGTTGGTGACACTCTTGATATTAACAATTTCCCACCTGATCAAACAATCATCTTTGACCAAGAACCAAGAACAGTAACTGGTATCAATACTCTAGATTCTGTTCAGACGGTCACCTATCTAAATCCTGGTATTACTAGTGATAGAAGTGTTCTCAGACCAGTAACATGGTGTAAACAAACTTCGGATAAGATTATTAATGGTAAACCTATTGGTAAGAGTAGGGTTAAGTATGAACCATTTGTTCAACCAACTTCTTACTTAATTCAATCAGTTGGTTTGGGTTCTACAGAAGCCTATGTTGATAATGTCAGACCTCTGTTTGATTCAAATAATGAAAGTCAAATTAGAAGTTTCCAGAGAGAAATTACACTCACTTCACAAGATAATATTGTGGGGGCTTCTGGAACAGCTATTGTATCTACATCTGGTATAATTACCAGTATTTCAATAACTAACTCTGGTGTTGGTTATACTGTAGCACCTTCGGTGACTATTGGTTCTTATAGTGGTGTTTCTGAATCGACAGCAACGGCTGCCATTTCAGGTGGTCAAGTAACATCAGTTACTATTACCGATGGTGGTAGTGGATACTCTGATGTTCCAGTTGTTCTCTTTGAACAACCAAAACTCATTCAAGAGAAGATAAATGTTTCTTCTTATGAGGGTGATTATGGAACCCTTGTTGGTTTTGGTACCACAACTGTTGGTAATGATACTAGAGTGATCTTTGACTTTTTCATCGATTCACAATCATTCTTGAGAGATACGAAATATGTTGGTACGGCTATCACAGTCAGTGGAATCTCAACTGGTGACTTCTTCACCATATACAATAGTAACATTGGAGATGATACATTTGTTTCAATGTCTAATGATAACACAACAATTGTTGGCATTACAACCATTAACATTGATGGTATCTGGTGTGTCAAAGATGCTCAAACATTAACAACTAATGTCATTGGTATTGGTAACACAGTAGTGAGGAGAGTATTCTGCAACATCTCTGGTCTAAGTACAGCTTCATTCTCATCCACTTTCCTAACATTTGATTCAACACTCTTTACATATGATACGCAGGAGGTTGAAGTGTTCACTGGTGGTATTTCATCTTCCTTTAGTTTTGGTAAGTTTAGCTGGGGTAAAATTAATTTTGAACCTAGAATATCAAGTAGGGAGTTTAATTCTTATAATAATAATGGTTATGTTGGTATTTCGTCAGCTGGTCTTGTTCAAAGAACGAATCCATTGAAGTTTGTTAATTACATCTAAATATAAAAAGGTAATCAAAGAAAAATGTCTAGACTAGGAATATCTACAGGAACAACTCCTAATGATGGTACTGGCGATAGTTTGCTCCTAGGAGCATCTAAAATCAATAAAAACTTTGATGAGTTATATAATCTTCTCGGAGATGGAACAACTCTTTCTGGTATTGTTACTTCCTTAACTGCTGGTGACAATATATCATTGAGTGGTTCAACTGGTAATGTAACCATTACTGGTCAATCATCTGGTGCTAATGTAACCATTTCTGACAATCCACCATCAAGTCCCAACTCGGGTGATCTATGGTGGGAGAGTGATGCTGGTAGATTAAAAGTTTATTACTCCAATGTCTGGGTAGATTCTAACCCTGCTGGTGGAAACTCAGGTGGTGGTGGAGGAGGTATTTCTGGAATCAATATTCAGGATGAAGGTTCTACATTATCTACAACTGCAACTGCACTAAATTTTGTTGGTAGTGGTGTAGTTGCATCAGGAACTGGATCAACTAAAACAATTACCATCTCCGGTGGTTCTGGTGTAGGTAATACTAATAATATAAGAACTAATTTCTTAGAAGTTAGTGGTATCTCCACTTTTAATGGTGGGGTTGATATTACTGGGAATATAGATAGCACTAATCTTGAAACTGGCACTGGTTCCCTCACACTAGGAAATTCATCATCACAATTTGATATTAGATTTTCTCCATCGGCCGGAAGCAGTCCTGCGATTAGATATAATATCAGTGAAGGTATATCAATATACAATAGGTATAATGGTGGTGCAGATCTTCTCGCAGATGTTACATTTGGAGCTAGCCAGACATTCGTAAAACACATAACACCATTTAGTGATTCAACATATAACTTAGGTACAAACGGCGTTAGATGGGCAACAATTCATTCTGACAATATTGTAACTGGTAACGTTAGCGCTACTCAATTTGTTGGAGCTGGAGCTACTATTAATTCTACTGGTATGACTGTTACTGGTATTTCTACTTTCAATGGTGCTGTTGATGTAAATGCAAACGTTGAATTCAATGGTGATGTTGATGTAAATGCAAACGTTGAATTCAAAGCAAGTAGTGGAAATAGTTCACTGTACATGTATGATGAGAATGCAATTAATCTTGGCAGTAATAATGATGCAAGAATAGTTTATAATAACACTGGAAATATTGTTAAATTTGAAAGAGTTGGAAGTGCTGGTGAGATAGAAATTGATGCTGCACCAGTTACACTTAAACATTCTGATAGTGTAAGGTTACAAACGACTAATTATGGTATAAGTGTCGATCAATCAATTGCAGGATATGCTTACCTACAAGCACCATTCTGGAAACAACCAAATGGATCAACAGTCACAATTAATGTGACTGTTGCTACTAAGACCCAAGAACATAGATATAATGGAACAGGTAGTGGTAGTGGATATCTACTTAATGGAGTTCAAGCTCCATTCCTTACACTCACACCAGGTAGAAGTTATAGATTCTTCAATACTAACACGGGATCTCATCCACTCAAGTTTTATCTTGAAGCAGACAGGACAACATTATATTCTACAGGGGTAACCTTTAATAATGCTTACACTGAAATTGCAATAAGTGATACTACTCCGCAAGTTCTTCATTATCAATGTACTAATCATGCATATATGGGTAATGCGGTATATACGAACTCTAATAAATTACAAACTCCATATACTGTATCCGTTGGATCAGGTTCATCTACTAATGGAATTGATTCACCTGCACTAACACTATCACACAATAATTCAACAGTTGTTGGTACAGCAGGAACCACTGGTCAAGTCAAACAAATTGGTGGTCAACCATATTACTATGATGGAACTACTTGGAGAGCACTATTCTTATCAGAGGCTCCATTAACTGTTAATCAAGCAGATAGTGATTGGGATAATACGATGATTCGTATGAATTTCGATCAGGCAAACATTGGTGCTGTTACCAACTTAAAGGATGGACGAACCCCGGCCGCTACTAATGTTGATCTAGTCGCATCACCCCTAAAATATGGAACAAAATCTGCAAGATTTCAATCTGGCAATACTGGTTTAAGTTTCACACAGAATAATTCAGGATCTGTATATTATCCTTTTGAAGGTGCTTGGACACTTGAAGGATGGTTCTACTTTGATTCTTCTGCGCTTCCAAACGAAACTGTCATAACCAATTCTCATGCATTATTTTCAAATCTTCATACAACTACTGGAGTCCAGTACAACTGGAGGATTGGATTTTATCATGGTGGTTCTACTCTTTACAACTTCTATTGGAGTAATAAAAATAGTTCCGCTACTGGAAATAATGGGGCTGGAAATAGTAATACTGGATTTTTATTAGATCAACGGGGTTCAAACACTTTTGCCAACAACGCATGGCACCATATCGCTATTGTAAGAGAACCTGGCAATGGTTCGATTCACTACTATTTTGATGGTACTGAATCTACTAGAACTAGTAGTGATCAATTAATTGATAATCAGATTAGTGATCAAACAAGTCATTCTTTTAATGTTGGTTACTATGGTTTGGCTGGCGATAGTGGTGAATTTCAAGGTAATGTTGATGATATTAGAGTTTCTAAATCAGCAAGATATACAACTAATTTCATTCCACCGGCTTCAGCTCTTCCAATTACTGGTTCTACAACAACAGTTTATGAACCAGCTGATAGTAAGGTAGGTGAGATTTCTCTTGGTGGTTCACCAGCATGGACTGGAACTCCTGGAATTACTGCTTCACAAATAGCTGCTGGTCAATACAGGGCGACATTTGCTACAGCGTATTCCAACGCTACAGATTATGTTATACAAACCAGTATGAATGATTACACACCTGCAACAACTCCTGTTGGTATAGGTGTTAGTAGATTTACTACACACGCTGATTTCTTTGTAAGAAGAGTAAGTGATGGTGCCAATATCGATACAGGTAGTTTGGCAATTGATCTCTTCAAAAAGTAATAAATACCTTTAGGGGTTAGACTATTCATATGGCTATTTCATTTCCATCCAATCCTACAGTTGGAGAACAATACACTGCAGCAAGTATTACTTGGGAGTGGAATGGATCTTCATGGGAATCTCTTCCTCCCAGTCCTGGTATCGGACTTACAAATCTATCTGTAACACAAAGTGCTGTAGGGACTGCAGCACTTTCTTATAATAATTCAAGCGGTGCCTTCTCTTATACACCACCAGATCTTTCTAGTTATCTAACATCATATACAGAAACAGACACTCTCTCATCTGTAACTGGTAGAGGTGCTATCACTAATACTAATCTTACTTTTGGTGGTGGACTGAATGTGTCTGGTATTTCTACATTCTCTGGTAACGTTAATTTAAGTCAGGCAAATGTTGTACTTGGGGTGAGTACTGGATCTAGTGATGATAGATTAAAGTTTCATACTTCTGAAATTTATCAAGATACTCTTGCTTTCAGAATTATTAGTAATACTGGTGGAATTAATTTAAGAGGTGGATCTACAAACTCTTGGACAAATGCATCAGGAGCTGAAGAATATATCACCGCTACTGAAAATGGTTCTGTAGATCTTTATTATGACAACTCCAAGAAACTTGAAACCACTACTAGTGGTGTAAAAATCACAGGAGAGTCGAAAAGCGATTCAATAACACTCGAAGGTAGATCCTTTAGTATTTTGCCTAGTGGATCACAAGATGTAACATTCCAGAATACATTTACTGGTGGTAAAATTGTTCAGCGCGCTGCTGGTGATGTAGAGATACAGGGTTATCAAGGATCTACTTTGTTGAAAACAAACACTGGTGCTGCACTCACAGGTGGAATTAAATTATATTATGCTAATGGTCTTACCACAGAAGTTGAAAGACTTACAACTACTTCAAATGGTGTAGACATTAATGGTAATTTAAATGTAAGTAGTAATATTACAGTTGGTTCTGGTCAATCATTTGGTTCAAGCACTGGATCTGCTGCGGTCTATTATGGTGATGGATCTAATCTTACTGGTGTTGGTGGTGGACTTAGTTCAAGATCTGTAGTATCAGCAACTACAGGATCTGTATCAGTTGGAGCAACAACTAATTTAGATATAACTGGATTTAAATCCTATGGACTTTTAAAAGTTGGAATTAGTAGTGCTGCTTGGGTAAGATTATATGTTGATGCATCATCTAGAACTTCAGATTCTTCAAGATCCTACTTAACAGATCCAACTCCAGGGTCTGGATTGATAGCAGAAGTTCGTACAGTAACTGCTGGTATATCAACTTTCTTAATGACACCTGGTGTTATTGGTTATAATAATGATGCTTCTGTTGGATCTACAATATATACAGCAGTAACAAATAATGAATCCTCATCATCAACAATTACTGTTGATTTAACTGTACTTAAGATGGAGAACTAATGAACGAATACATAGTAACCTGTAAGAACAGAGATGACTTAGTTAGTTTATATGATGATCTAGAAACTCCTGGAGGATCCCTTTATATTCCTGACAGGGCAGTTGATCTTGTTGATAGAAGGGAGATAAGTCGTAACACCCACTACACATTGTCTGAAGAGGAAGCAGTAGAGGTTAGGAAAGACCCTAGAGTGATTGCTTGTGAGCGTCCAGCAGAGGATAGGGGTTTTGTACCTGATTATCTATGGGAACAGACTGGAGATTTTAACAAAACAACAGGAACATTTGCTAGTGATGATAAAAATTGGGGACTTTATAGAGTAATTGAAGGTGATAGTGTTTCTAACTGGGGTAGCAATTCAACATCTGAAATAACAAATAAATCCATAGCAACAGATGTATCAGGAAAAAATGTAGATGTTGTAATTGTTGATGGACACGTCAATCCAGATCATGTGGAATTTGCTGTTAACTCCAATGGAACTGGTGGATCTAGAGTTGTTCAGTTCAACTGGTATCAATACAATTCAGTATTAGGATATGGATCTAACGGTACTTATTCTTACAGTTCTAGTGGATCTTCACCAAATACTAATCATGGATCTCATGTAGCAGGAACTGCTGCTGGCAATACACAAGGATGGGCAAGAGATGCTAATATTTACAATATGGCTTTCTCTTCCACGTTATCAGGAACAAGTAATTGGGCTGAAAAGTTGTGGGATTATTTGAGACATTTTCATAAAAATAAACCAATTAACCCAGAAACTGGCAGAAGAAATCCCACAATCACTAATCATAGTTGGGGTTATAGTCGAGGAACTTATAGTGCTTACCTTTCGAATATTACATCAGTAACTTATAGGGGGACAACTACTTCTGTTAGTGGAACTACTTCTGAGAAAAAAGCAATATTAGAAAGTAATGGTATTCCTGTTCCACAAAGTAGTTTCTTGTATAGGGTTCCATTGAGAGTGACAGCAGTAGATGCTGATATTCAAGATGCTATTGATGACGGTGTAATTGTCATTTCATCTGCTGGAAATAGTTATTGGAATTGTTCTGTTTCAGGTGATGCTGATTATAATAATACTTATGTTAACTCAGGATCTACAGTATACCATTCACAAGGTTCATCACCAGGATCTGCTGATAATGTTATCTGTGTTGGATCAATTGGTTCAAAAGTTGCTGAATATAAATCCAACTTTAGCAATTGGGGATCAAGAGTAGATATCTGGGGTCCTGGTAGTGATATCATTTCTGCTGTTTTTGATCAATCAAGTGCTACTAGTGAAGGTTATGGTCCTATAGTTGCTGACTCAAGAGATTCTTCATACTACCTTGCTTCAATTAGTGGAACCAGTATGTCAGGTCCACAAGTTTGTGGTGTCATAGCATGTATTGCTCAAAATCAACCTAATATCACTACTCCTGAAGTTCTTCAATATTTAAAAGAAAATTCATTACCTGAAGTTGGGAGTTCTAGTGGATCTGAAAATGATGATTATGAGACTTTTGGTTCAACCAGTCATAATAGATACCTTTTTATAAGAAGAAAAAGACCAGCAAGTGGTTCTCTCCAACAAACTACATTTGGTAATAGAAATCCTGATTTTTCTGGGGTAAAATACCCTAGAACAAATAGATCATATACAAAGTAAATTTTCACACATAAATAAGAAAAAAGTCCTAATAAAATGGCTGCGATTATAACTGATCAACTTCGTATTTTGAATGCAAGGAACTTTGTGTCGGGCGTTCAATCTTCCACAAATTCTTATTATGCTTTTATTGGTTTACCTAATGCTACGGAATATCAGTCTAATTGGGATACTAATCCGCCATCTCCCAAAGATAGTCTTAATGACTCTAATGACTATTGGGATACAATGTTGGCTCTGAAGAAGATTAATGCTTCTGATATTAGTCAAGTTGTTAGGAAAAATGTCTGGGCATCTGGTATAACCTATGACATGTGGAGAAATGACATCAGTAGGGACAACCCATCCCTACCATCAGGTGCTTTTGATATATATTCGGCAAACTACTATGTAATGAACTCTGACTATAGAGTTTATGTATGTCTTTATAATAATGCAAGTGTTGAAAATAACTTCCAAGGTGGTCCGTCTATTGATGAACCTGGATTTACTGATTTGGAACCAAGATCAGCTGGTTCAAGTGGTGATGGTTACATCTGGAAGTACCTTTATACGGTAAAACCAAGTCAAGCAATCAAATTTGACTCCACTGACTACATCCCAGTTCCATCAAACTGGTATGACCCTAGTTCCGATGATGCTGTAATAAGACAAAACGCTTCTACAAGTGGTCAATTAAAGATTGTAACTGTTAGAAATCGTGGTGTTGGTCTTGGTACTGCTAATGTTACTTATACAAGGGTACCTATTGATGGTGATGGTGTAGGTGGAGAAGCTACAGTTGTCATCAATAACGACTCAAAGGTTGAATCTGTAACCGTATCAAGTGGTGGGGAAGGATATACCTTCGGAACTGTTAATCTTAAATCTGGTGGAGTTCCATCTGGGTCAACAAAACCAATATTTAATGTCATTATCCCACCAAATGGTGGTCATGGTTATGATGTTTATAGAGAACTTGGAGCATATAACGTTCTTTCATATGCTAGATTTGAAAATGATACTGAAAATCCAGATTTTATCACTGGTAACCAGTTTGCAAGAGTTGGGATGATTGAAAACCCATTGGCTTTCAATTCTTCAACAAATTTGAATCTTGATAAAGCAAGTGCGGCTTATGCTTTAAGATTGAGTGGAATTGGATACAGTTCAGCAACATTTACACCAGATGATTATGTTACTCAAACCGTTGGTTTGGGTCACACAGCTGTTGGTAGAGTCGTCTCTTACGATCAAACCACTGGTGTTCTCAAACTTTGGCAAGACAGAACAAACTCTGGATTCAATAGTGATGGAACTTTAAACTCGAATTCAATTTATGGATTCGAGGCATATAGATTCACTTCTAGTGTTTTGTCTGGCGGATCACTTGTAATTAATGGTGGGTCAGTCAATCTTGGAATTGATACAGTATTTACGGGTGTAAGTACTGTAATAAATAATAGGACATATTACCTGGGTCAAAGTTTTACTTCTGGTGTTGCACAACCAGAAGTAGAAAAATATTCTGGAAATACTATCTTTGTTGACAATAGACCCTCTATTATAAGGTCGTCATCCCAGAAAGAAGACGTAAAGATCATCTTGCAATTCTAATAAGAAATCATGCCACAGGAAACTAACCTCAACGTTGCTCCTTATTTTGACGACTTTGATCCGCAGAGTAACTACTACAAAGTTCTCTTCAAGCCAGCATACCCAATTCAGGCTAGAGAGTTAAATAATCTACAATCCATTCTTCAAAATCAAATTGAAGATATGGGTACTCATTTCTTCAAAGAAGGAGCTAAGGTTATTCCTGGGCAGTTGACATATCTGCCTAATTTTTATGCAGTTCAGATTGAATCTGATTTTTTGGGCATTCCTGTATCTCTTTACCTCGATCAACTCGTTGGTAAGAAGATTACTGGTGCAGATTCTGGTGTAACTGCTGAAGTTGTCACATATATCACTGACCAAGAGTCAAATACTGGTAATTTTACCCTTTATGTTGACTATCACGATTCAAGTAGTACAGACAATTCAACTAGAAGTTTCTTTGACAACGAAAATCTGATCACAACTGATAATATAACTTTTGAGACCACATTTATTGCTGCCGGAGAGGGTCTTGCGAGAACTTTAACAGAAAATGCTAACTCTGTTGGTTCTGCATTTGCTCTGGGTGAGGGTGTTTACTTCCTAAGAGGATGTTTTGTTGATGTTCAAGATCAAATCCTAATTTTAGATCAGTATACCAACAAACCATCATATAGAATTGGTCTGGTCATTACTGAAAATTTGATTTCTTCGGATATTGACCCATCTCTAAACGATAACGCTAAGAATTTTACTAATTACACCGCTCCTGGGGCTGATAGACTAGAAATTAAAGCTGTTTTGGGTAAAAAAGACAGATTTGATTACAATGATCAGAATTTTGTTCAATTGGCAGAGGTTAATAATGGTATTTTAAGAGAAATTAATACCTCAACTGATTACAATATGCTTGGAGAGGAATTAGCCAAGAGAACTTTTGATGAATCTGGTCATTATTATGTAAAACAGTTTGTAACCACTGTTAAAGAGAGTTTGAATAATGGAATTGGTAATAGAGGAATCTATAATCCCAATCAAACTACTTCTAGTGGCCAAAAACCATCTGAAGACCTTATGGTCTATAAAATTAGTCCTGGTAAGGCTTATGTTAAAGGATATCCCATCGATATTGTTGGTCCAACCTTCCTAGATGTCCCAAAAGCAAGAACAACAAAGAATCTGAAAAATCAGTCGGTCAATTTTGGGTTTGGACCGTCATTTTCCGTAAATAATGTTACTGGATCACCATTTATAGGTTTCAATAATACTAATTTCCTGAGTTTGAGGAGTAATAGAGTTGGATCTGCCACAACTGATTCAGCTGGTAAGGAAATCGGTGTTGCTAGAGTTTATGACTTCGCTCTGGAGAGTGGATCATATGAAATCTCTCAAAAATCACTAAATCAGTGGGATTTGTCACTTTTTGACATTCAAACATATAATGACTTCGAAGTCAATGAGAATGTCACACTCACTATCCCTTGTTTTATTGAAGGTGAGTCTAGTGGAGCTACAGGTTATCTCAGATACCCCGTATCAGTTGGAACTGGATTCACAGCCTATAATATCAATGGTAATTTTTCTCTTGGTGAAAGATTGAAGTTTAATGGTGAAGATTTCGGTCAAAGAACAGTTATTGACTCTAAGAAATTTGAAACATCTGATGTTCAGTCAGTTTATGGTATTGTTGGATCTGCTGGAACATTTACAGCTGATTTGATACCTCAGACAGCTGGTGTAATTGGTATTGCTTCAATTTCTACTGGTCATTATGATGGAAGTCCTCTAGGTATTGCAACAATTAGTGGTCCAGGTGGTCCTTTCCCTGGAATTGTAACAACTGGAAATTTGATCAAATATTCTAATTCTGGTCTCAACGTACAGTCATTTGGTAGAGTTACTAATGTTTCCACCAATTCTTTTGAGATCGTTGGTGTTCAGACGGTCACAGGTTTTGTTGATGGTCGTCTTCCTTCTGAAGATCTGAGTGTAACTGATCTGGAGGTCATTGAGTCAAGAACTCAACTGCATTCAAAATCTAGTGGTAATATTGCTGATAACAATTCCTTGTTCTCGGCACTTCCTAAAAAGTTTATCTCAAACGTAGATCTAACTGATTCCACATTGACTATCAGAAGACAGTTTGATGTGACCATAGCCGACAATTCAACTGGTGCTGTTAACTCTGATCCTGGTGAAGTATTCTTACCATATGATGAAGAAAGATATAGTTTGATTAGTGATGCCGGTCAAATACAAATTCTTTCTTCTGACAGATTTACATTTGCAGCTGGTAGTAATCAGATCACAATCAATGGTCTGGATAATGACGGACCAGCTAAACTCATCTGCACACTTCGTAAAACAAATGCTACACCTAAAGTTAAGATTAAGAAGATCTCCTCAAGTGTAGTTATTGATAAGTCCAGTAACAGTGGTTCTGGTATAGGTGCAACAACATTAGATGATGGTCTTACTTATGGTTCGTTCCCATATGGAACAAGAGTTCAAGATAGAAACATTTGTCTGAATGTTCCTGATGTTATTATTGTATATGGTATATTCCAAGGAGAAGGATCCAATAATCCAGTTGCACCATCAATGGTTTTGGGTTCAATGGATGGACCAACAAATACAACAAACGACTTGATTGTTGGTGAAGAGGTTATTGGTTCTATCAGCGGAGCTAGAGCTCTTTATGTTGTTAGACTTACTGATACTAATATTGAGTTTATCTTTGAGAACCAAACACCATTTGAACCTGGAGAGGTTATAAACTTCCAGAATTCTGGTATAAGCGCTGTAGCTACAAAGGTCTCAATGGGAAGTAAAAATATTACTTCATCATTTGATTCTAAGTCTGGACAAAGAAAAACAATTTATGATTTTAGTAGAATTCAGAGAAGAGAGGGAGCTTCAATTCCAACCAATAAGATTAAAGTTTACTTCATGAGTGCTGAGTACGATTCAGCAGATACTGGTGACATTACTATTTGCAACTCATACAACGGGTTTAATTATTCTACAGATATCGCAACGTTTGCTGGATTTAGACTTACTGATCTAATTGATGCAAGACCTAGAGTTTCACCATATACACCAACATCTAGTTCTAGATCACCATTTGAGTTCTTTGGTAGATCGTTTAATGGTGGTCAACATAGTTCTAGAAATATTCTGGCTTCAGATGAATCTACAACTATTGGTTTTGATTATTATCTGGGAAGAATTGATAGAGTTTATCTTGATAAGGATGGTATTTTCCAAGTAAAACAGGGTTCTCCATCTGATAATCCTGTTTTACCTATGGGTATTACTGGATCGATGAACATTTCCAATTTGTATATCCCAGCATACACTCACAGTGTACAGAATGTAGAAACAGCATTTATTCAACATAAGAGATATCAAATGACTGATATCTCCAAGTTGGAACAGAGAATCAAGAATCTTGAATATTATACTTCTTTGAATCAACTTGAGTCTACAACGATGAATCAATTCATCCCAGACGCCAATGGTTTGAATAGATTCAGATCTGGTATCTTTGTCGATAACTTCCGTGATATTCGGAATCAAGACCTCACTATTGGTGCTAAGAACTCTATTGATAGGTCTGAAGGTATTTTGAGACCCTCTCACTACACTACCAATAAGACTCTCATGGTCGGTAACGACACTATGTCTGGAATTGGTACTGGCACAAACTCAAATGAAGACTCTAAATTTGCCAATATTCTGGGTGAGAACACCAAGAGAACAGGTCAGATAATCACTCTTGATTATTCAGAAGAGTCATGGTTAAAACAACCATTTGCTACTCGTTCTGAAAGTGTTACTCCTTTCCTTGTTCAGTTCTGGAATGGTACAATCTCATTTGAACCAAGTGTAGATGTTTGGATTGAGGTGAATGAACTTGATGTTAAGGATGTTCTTCAGGAAGGATCCTTCAGGGGTGTCGCTGAGGCTATGAGAGCTGAAGTTACGACAAATTCTGATGGTAAGAGATCTGGTATTTCTCCTGTTATCTGGAAAGCCTGGGAAACAACTGGAGTAAACGTTAGTGTAGATCTAAGTCAGAAGGCATCTAAAAGTAAGCCATATACTTCTGAAAGACAGGGCACTAGACACGAGTTTGGTACTGTGTTTGGTGTTGGTACCCGTGAGACCCACCCTGATGTTCCCTCCACTTTTAAAGTTACTGAAGAGCATGTTGATACTAATGTCACAACAGACCTCACAGTTGGTGTTCAACTCAACCAACAGAGAAGAGGTACTCAGACCAGTGTAACTGAACAAATTGATACTGAATCTCTCGGTGATAGAATTGTAAATCGTGAAGTCATTCACTTCATGAGAGCTCGCAACATTCAGTTTACATCTAAGAGTCTGAAACCATTTACACAAATGTACTCATTCTTTGACAATGTAGATGTCAACAAGTATGTGATGCCTAAATTGGTCGAAGTTACTATGACATCGGGTACATTCGTAGTTGGTGAGGCCATCGGTGGTTTGATGCCATCGTCACTCTCAGAACAATCTGTTGACAGTACAAATACAGATTTTGAAGGTGAATCCCCAACAGCATCAATCGCAGCTATTGTAGCTAGAGTCGCTGACCCAACACATAAGTATGGTCCATATAATAGACCATCTACCAAGTACGACAGAAATCCATATGATAGAGAAAACAGACTACCAACCTCATACACTGAGTCTACGACTATTCTGAACATTGATATATCATCACTAGCTGATGAGACTAACCCAGAATATCAAGGGTATATCGCAAAGGGAATGGTTCTTCTTGGTGTCAATAGTGGAGCTAAAGCTACTGTTACTGACGTAAGATTGGTTAGTGATCGTCTCGGTACATTGATTGGTTCCTTTAGAGTTCCAGGAAACGAAGATTCGACATCTCCTAGATTTGAGACTGGTAACAATAGATTCAGAATCACCTCAAGTTCAACTAATAGTAAGGTTGAAGGTCTGGTTTCTACTTCCGCTGAGGATAACTTCTATTCACAGGGTGATATAGATGATACACAAGAAGTTACACTCTCATTGAGAAACGCTAGAGTTGAACATAATGATAATTTCGTTGAGACTAGAAATACAGTTCAAGGTTCAGGTTCTGATACTTCAACAGTAACCACTGGAACTTCTTCCAGATTGACTGGTGAGTATAAAGATCCCCTTGCACAATCATTCATTGTTGATGATGAAACAGGTATCTTTGTAACATCTTTAGATCTATACTTCCAAGAAAAACCAACAGAGTTTTCAGAACCTGTTACTGTTCAAATTCGTGAAGTTGAACTGGGTACTCCTTCTCAGAAAATTATTCCATTCTCTGAAGTTCAGAAAACACCAGACGAAATTGAAGTTTCAAATGATTGTAGTATTGTAACTAAGTTCACTTTTGAATCTCCTGTATATCTGAATGGTCAGAGAGAATATGCTATCATCATTCTTTCCAATTCCACTGAGTATAGAGTTTGGATATCTAGACTTGGTGAGGTTGACGTTCAAACTCTTGGATCAGAGACTGATCAGATTCTGGTTACGACTCAGAGACTTCTGGGTTCATTGTTCAAGTCACAGAATGCTTCTACTTGGACACCATCTCAATATGAAGACCTCACATTTGAACTTCACAGAGCTGAGTTCCAACCAAATGGTAATATTCAACTCTTCAACCCATCACTGGATGACAATGATAGAATCATTCCCCATAACGGTGTTGTATCGAGTTCTAGGACCATCAAAGTCGGATTTGGAACTACAACTACAGAATCTGATCTTAAACCAGGTAATCTGGTCACACAGAGAATTACTGGGGCTACAGGTAGATTTGTAGGATACGGTGGTTCTGCTTCACAGATGAATCTAAGTATCGTGAACGCTGGTATTGGATATACCCCAAGTTCTGGTACTCTCAAATATACCGGTGTTGCTATGACATCACTCTCTGGTGACGGTATCAATGCCACAGCAGATTTGACAATCACTAATGGTGTGGCAGTCGGAGCTAGTATTAATTCTGGTGGTTTTGGATATCAGGTCGGTGATATCTTGGCACCATTAACAATTGGTACAGGTCTCGGTGATGGTATTAAGGTTTCTATCTCAACAATTCATGGCAACAATGAACTAACACTCAATAATGTCCAAGGTGAATTTGGAACAACTGTTGGTCAAATTCTTGATTACACCAATTCCGCAGGTGTAACCACTATCTTTAACTACGACGCAAATGCAAGTGGCATGGTTCCTGAGGCACCAATTCGTGTAGTGACTAATGGTGACCATCTCAGAATTGACCAGAGAAATCATGGAATGTATTCCAATACAAACGTCGTATCTCTGAAGGATATTAGTTCTAGCATTTCACATACAACTCTTACGACAGAGTACAAATCTGACTCTACAACATCCATCGCGATTGCAAATACATCGAACTTTGGTATATTTGAACATCTTGGAATTGGAATTACCAATCCTGGTTATATCTTGATGAATGATGAGATCATTAAGTATACTGGCATGTCTGGTAATGAATTGACTGGTATTACTAGAGGTATTGATGATACAAACATCATTGATCATGGTGTTGATGAGATTGTTCAGAAATATGAGTTCCATGGCGTATCTCTGAGAAGAATTAATAAGGATCATCTGATGAACGCAGTCACAGAACCTAATGCATTCGATACTGACTTCTATAAAGTTAAGATCGATATGTCACAGAATGGTCTAGACAGAACTGGTTCAATTTATCCTAAATTGTACTTCGACACTTCTGATTCTGGTGGTGGTAACAAAGCAATGGGTTCTTACAATATCCCATTCTCACAGGCAATTCCTAAGATTGAAACTATCACTCCAACCGGAACTAGTATTGATCCCTCAATGAGAACAATCTCGGCTACCAGTATCTCTGGTAATGAAGGACCATTCGTTGATCAAGGATTTGAAAAGATCGCTCTTGGTCAGGTCAACTACTTTGATACTCAGAGAATGATGGCTTCGCCAACTAATGAAAATCTGTTCCTTGATGATCTTCCTGGTAATAAGTCAATGTCTATTAGTCTTGATATGAGTTCCTCTGATAGTAGAATTTCACCAGCAGTTGATGTTGATCAAATGTCTGTAGTTCTCATTTCAAACAGAGTAAATGAACCAGTATCTGATTACGCTAACGATCCTAGAGTTGACAGTGTTCTTACAGATCCTAATAAGTTTATGTACGTGACAAAACCAGTCATTCTTGCAAACCCAGGAACTTCTATTCAAGTTTACCTTGACGCATTCTTGACTAAAGATTCTGACATCAGAGTATTCTTTGCTATCGATCAGGAAGGACCAGCTAAAGATGTAATCTTCACACCATTCCCTGGTTCCAACAACTTCGCATCCAATGGATCTGTTATCAACTTTAATAGTAGTAACGGAGCTCCCGATCAACCAATCACGAAGAGTGATTCATTGAATCAAGATCCTAGTATCAGCATGTATAGAGAGTACAAATTCTCCATAGATAATCTACCAGCATTTGGTTCATTTAGAATTAAACTGATTGGTACATCAACCAATCAAGCAAGTCCACCAATGATTAGGAACTTTAGAACCCTTGGATTAGCATGACACATATTCCAGTTGAAGGCCATCCAGGTCTATATCGTGATTCTGAAACAGGAGCTGTTATCAATAACAACTCTGATGACTACAAAATCTATATGATCAATCGAAAGAAACTCCTCTCCGAAAAGGAGAGGATTGATAAACTTGAATTAGACATTGGTGATATCAAACGTATGTTACAAGTATTAACTAATGGCAAATAATACAATTACTTTTAACCCTGACTCTAATGCTTCAGCGTATGGAGTCAATTTGGTTATCAATACTAGGTCTGATTTTAGTTCAACTTTCAAAGTTGTTAATCAGGACAAATCTAACTTTAACTTTACTAGTTGGACAGCCTCATCTCAGATGGCTAAGTCTGTATCCATAGGATCTAGTATGTCTCCTGCTGGTACATTTGTTGTTGGATTTACTAGTTCGATTAATGGTGAATTTGAGATCTCTATGAATAAAACTAATACTGATAAATTAAAACCAGGTAGATACGTTTGGGATATTCTTGTAGGTTCTGGAACGACCGTGTATAGATTAGCTGAGGGTAATGTCACTGTGGTGTCAGGGATCTCAGCAGCTATCTAAATAGTAAAAAGTTATAGTATATAAATGGCGAAGCCCTCCTCTAGACAAGAATTGATAGACTACTGTCTGAGACAGTTGGGTGCTCCTGTAGTTGAAATTAATGTTGCCGAAGAGCAGGTCCACGACCTATTGGACGATGCAATTCAATTATTTCAAGAAAGACATTTTGATGGGGTAATTCAAACTTACCTGAAATATGAGATAACTCAAGATGATTTAGATAGAGCTAAAGCTGTACCAACCGGTGCTCCTAGTGGAAGGGGTAATGTCGGTATGGCTGTGACAACAGCTTCTGCTAATATGGCGGGAACACCAACGACATTTACATATCAAGAGAATAGCAATTATATTCAAATACCTAATGATGTTATTGGTATCAATAAAGTGTACCAATGGGATGCCTTAATGGGTCTGGATACCAAGAACATGTTCAGTTTGAAGTATCAGATGTTTCTGAATGATGTTCACTACTGGGGAACACAGGATATCCTATCCTACTCAATGTCAATGTCCTATCTTGAGACATTGAATTTCCTATTGAATACTCATAAACAGATTAGATTTAATCAAAGACAAAATAGAATGTATCTGGATGTTGCTTATAATGATCTGAATGTTGGTGATTATCTGGTTATTGATTGTTGGAAAGCATTGAATCCAGCTGAAGCTACTGATGTCTTTAATGATGTATTTCTGAAAAAGTATCTAACATCTCTGATTAAGAAACAGTGGGGTCAGAACTTGATTAAGTTCCAAGGTGTCAAACTACCTGGTGGCATTGAGTTCAATGGGAGACAGATCTATGATGATGCTCAATCTGAACTTGACAGGATCGAAGACAAGATGATGTCTACATATGAAATTCCACCTCTTGATCTTATCGGGTAAGATTAATGCTTAATTCATATTTCCTCAACGGTTCTAAGAACGAACAGAACCTAATACAGAGTCTGGTAAACGAACAACTCAAAATATATGGGGTAGAAGTATACTACCTCCCAAGACAATATGCAACTGAAAAAACGATAATCAAAGAGGTTATCGAGTCGAAGTTTCAACATGCATATCCACTTGAAGCATATGTGGATAGTTATGAGGGATTTGGTGGCCAGGGAACACTTTTATCCAAGTTTGGTATTCAGGAGAAAGATGACCTGACATTGGTTATTTCAAAGGAGAGATATCAAGAATATATCTCACCCTTCATGAAAGATATTCCAGGTATGAAGGGTGTCACACATAGACCAAGAGAGGGTGATCTTGTATGGTTCCCACTTGGTGATAAACTTTTTGAAATCAAATATGTTGAACACGAACAACCTTTCTATCAATTAGAAAAGAACTACGTCTATCAATTAAAACTTGAACTCTTCAGATATGAGGATGAGGTTATTGATACTGGTGTTGAAGACATTGATGATGAAATCACAGACATCAATACTGGTTATACTCAAACTCTTACTGTCATAGGTGTCGCATCTACTGCTTTGGCAACAGCTACTCTCTGTAGTGGTGGATCTGTAAATAACATCTCCATTATTGATATGGGTAACAATTATAGTATTGCACCTGTTGTGGCATTTAGTTCTGCGCCATTTGGTGGAGTGACCGCTACTGGCATTGCAACTATTACTAATGAATTTATTGGTTGTAATGGTACACCAGTTGGAAAAGTTTCTAGCATTTATATCACTAATACTGGATGTGGATACACTGTTGCACCTTGGATTACATTAACAACACCAAATGGAGAAACTGGAGTGGGTGCTGCAGCTACGTCAGGCATCAGCACAACAGGTTCTGTTCAGTTTGTCACAGTAACACTTAGTGGTAGTGGTTATATTGATCTTCCATCAGTTGGTATCTCCACACCGAAACATGTTGGAGCAGCTGCCACATCGATTCTGGATACTCCATCACAAGTAGGAGCTGGTGTAAGTGTCATATCTGCACCTATCAGTATTGGATCTTCGTCTTATCTGTTCCCATATGGAACAACTGGTGGTGTCTATTATAAAACGGCTCCAACTGTTACATTTGATCCTCCAGATGGAACTGGCAGTGGAGCTCTTGGTACTGCCACTATTGATGACTTCGGTCTATATGGAGGAACGGTACAAAGTCTTGCAATAACTACAGAAGGTAAGTTCTATACTTCACCTCCAACAGTAACAATCAATCATCCTGGGTTCTCATTTGTTTCAGCTTCAATAGGTATCGCTGGTTCTTCTATTGATCCAGGTTCAGTTGCATTTACAACCACAGGAAGATCATACACAACATCACCAACTGTTGCCATCACCACTTCTGGTTACATGGATGCACCAACAGTACAAGCTGTTGGTATCGCTACTATTCACCCAATAACAGGTATTGTTACTGCAATTTCTTTCAATCCAGTAGACCCATGGGCAGTTGGAACATCAGCAACTGTTGGTGCTGGTTATACTGTTGTACCTAATATTAGTTTCAGTGGTAATCCCTCACCAGTTCAAGCTACAGCAACAGCTACAGTATCCATCGCTGGTACAGTTACATCACTCTCCATTGGTAATAGTGGATTTGGTTATCAATCCACTCCTAACGTTTCTATTACTGCACCAACTGGTGTAACCACACAGTTCACAGCAACTGGTATTTCTACAATCAGATTTGACTCAATCAAAACAACTGGTACTATTGGTATTTCTACTACAACAATTACTAATATTAATACCACAAATATGGTTGTTGGGGATAGAATCAGAATAGGAACTGGATATAGTGAGTACTATAATCCAGATATTCAAGTCTTCCCAGATATCACATTTGTAACTGGTATCGGAGTTTCCACCCTGACAATTAGTAAAACAACAACTAACACTGGAATCAAAACAGCCATCATTGAAGTTGGTATTCAGAACTGTGGTATTGTTACTGGTATTGATGTAACTTATGGTGGTGGTGGATATCTTTCCCCACCAATAATCACCATCACTAATGACACGGGTGAGAAAAATTATATTGACCAAGTTCTTGGTGTAACCACAGCGACAGCTGGTTCTATCGTTGGTGCTTCAAGTACAGTAGAGTCAGTGTACATTATCAATAGTGGAGCACAATATGTTCTCACACCAGAGGTTGTGATTGGTGGTATTGGAAATACTAATAGTGGATCTGGATCATTCATATTCAATGAGATTGTAGTTGGTTCTCAATCTGGAACTCAAGCTAGAGTTAAAAATTGGAATTCTACAATAAACAATTTGGAAATTTCTATTGTCACCGGTAACTTTGTTGTTGGTGAAAGAATTGTTGGTCAAGATTCTGGAGCATCATACATGATTAGTGCAGTCAATAAAGATGACTTAGTTGATACATTTGCTGAGAACGATACATTCCAATCTGAGGGTAATAAAATCATGGACTTTAGTTCTGATAACCCCTTTGGGATGCCTTAATCTAAATAGTAACAAATAAACACTAGACTGATGTTTGAGTATTTCTATAATGAGATCTTTAGATCCGTAATTATCGGATTTGGATCAATGTTTAATGGGATTGAAATTCAACATAAAAATGAATCTGACAATAGTGTTAGTACTCTGAGAGTCCCATTGGCATATGGACCAACTCAGAAGTTTCTTGCTAGGATTGAACAGCAAGCTAATCTGAATAAGTCAACTCAAATGTCCTTACCAAGGATGTCATTTGAGTTCACCGATCTTCAGTATGATCCTACTAGAAAATCAACTCAGACACAACAATTTGTAGTCAAAAATACGACCGGCAGCGAAGTAAAGAAAGGATATGTCCCCGTACCATATAACATGACTATTCAGTTGTCTGTCATGACAAAACTGAATGATGACATGTTGCAGATTGTTGAACAGATTCTTCCATATTTCCAACCATCTTATAATCTCCCAATTAATTTTCTTGGTGATTTTAAAGAGAAGAGAGATATCCCCATCCAACTTGAGGGTATTCAAATGGAAGATGATTATGAGGGTAATTTTGAGACCAGAAGATCTCTTGTATATACTTTAACATTTACAGCTAAAACATTCCTCTTCGGACCTTTAACAGATGTTTCAAACGATATTATCAGAAAAGTTACTGTTGGTTACGTTGCCGGATCCGCTAGTCCAGGTCTTAGAAATCCAGAAAGAGACATCTCCTACAGAGTTGTACCAAGAGCTATCCAGGATTATGATGACAGTGTCGTCACCACTACTACAGAGAACATAGATTCTACAGAGAAAGTGATTACTGTAGGTGATGCATCTCAACTATCGGCAGCAACATACATCGAAATTAATAAAGAGGAGATGTATATTGAGAAAGTCAGTGGCAATAATATCACTGTCAAAAGAGGTCAGGACGGAACTGAGGTCAAAGAACACGTTCTTGGTTCTACAATTAAGACCATCACAGCCAATGATGCTAACTTCATTGAGGTTGGTGATGACTTTGGTTTTGATGGTATGGTTTTCTGAGGTAATACATGACTGATAAGTATGAGAAACTAGATGAAGCTTTTAATGTTGAATCTGTTGAGGTAGAAGTTCAAAAGGATGTTATTAGTTCAAAGATTGAGAAAATAAAAACTAATTCTGAAGACATCAGAAAAGACTACGAATATACAAGGGGTAACCTCTATTCTATCATTGAGAAGGGACAAGAGGCTATCAATGGTATTCTTGAGTTGGCACAGGAAAGTGAGATGCCTAGAGCATACGAGGTAGCTGGCCAATTGATCAAGAACGTAGCTGATGCTACTGACAAACTCCTTACATTGCAACAGAAACTGAAAGATGTGGAAGATGAAAAAGATCTTAAAGGTCCAACAACTGTCAATAATGCACTTTTTGTTGGTTCAACAGCTGAACTTCAAAAGTTATTGAAGAAAAATACTAATGATAAATAGTAAGAATGGGAGAGAAATCCCAAAGTATTCTTACTAATAACTGACATGTCGCGTGACAATAATAACTTACCTTCGTATAGGGATTTCATAGAAAATCCTGAGGATTTGCCGTCAGTAGAAGAATTGAAGGAAGAAAATCTACCTTCAGTAGAAGATTTTGTTGAAAAAACTGTAGAAGAAGAAACTCAGACCATCGAAAATTCCGATGGAGATTCATTTTTGGAAGTAACTGACGTTGTTCAGGTTCCAGAATGGTCGGAACTGGTCCGTTTGGTCAATGATGTAAGAAAAGATATTCCAGAAATACCTGAAATTAGGTATTATGATGATCAATTAGCAGAAATTAGTGCTCAAATTGAACAAATTCAATCAAATTATGCAAAGACAGACAAAATTGATGTCCTAAGTGTTCAAAGTGAAGAATTTGAGGGTAAATTATTTGAAATTGAGTCAAAAATTCCTACGGTCAAGTACTATGACCATGATATTAACTCAATTTATGACAAAATTACCGATATTAAGGAAGAACTCAAGTCTCTTCCAGAGGTAAAATACTATGAAGAAGACCTTGAGTCTCTCAAATCAAGAATTGAACAGGTAAACGAGGATATTCCAACCTTTCCTGACTGGATTCAGGAAGTTCAGGAAGTCCCAGACTTCTCTTGGATTGGTAAAACTTTCAGTCTCATCGATGATGACTTCTGCAAGGTACAAGGGCATATTGATATAATCAAAGAGAAGATTAATCGTGAGGTTAATGAACTAAATGAGTCTCTTGAGGTTAAAGAATTTGAATTTAAAGTTGATGTAAAAAACCTTGGAGACAATCTTGATCAAACAAATGATAGAATCACAGAAACTAAGGATAAAATCTATCAAGAGATAAAAGAAACTTCCATTAGAATCTGGGAACTTCGTAATACATTTAAGGATGATGACAAAAAGTTAAGAAAATCTGTCCTTAGTGAACAGAATAAACTTAAAAATTCTCTTGAGAAACAGATTGAGAAGATCAACGAACAGAGTGTGAAGGCAGATGAGTCTATTCTCAAGTTCTTTACTGATCTGAAGGGGACTGTTGATACTCTTCCTGAAGTAAAATATTATGACGAGGATGTCTCAAGAATTGATAGTGATATTCTTTCTCTTAGAAAAGAACTGAAAGAGTTATCTAAACTTGCTTCTCTAATTAAAACTGAGCAAACTGAATTAAAAGAAAACTATCTTCTCAACGAACCTCCAGAAGAAAAAGAAAAAGCCGGTGGTCAGATTGACCCACTGACACCTATTGACCAGAAATTTGCGACACTGGATGATCTGGCTGCTCACTACAGGTTGTTCTTATCTAGAATCACCACTCAACTCTCTACGATGGGTGGTGGTGGAGCAGGATTTATAAAAGATCTTGATGATGTTTCGTTTGATGGTACAACAGGAAATAATAAACTACTGATTTATGATCAGGCTAACTCCAAGTGGGTTGGTATTGCTAGCACTGCCTTTGGTGGTGCAGGAATAGCTCAAACAAGTTTCATTAGTGGTATTGCTATCACAATGACAACTGGTAACTTCACAAATGTGAATGTTGCTGGGACTATCACATATGATGATGTAAAGCATGTGGATTCTCTCGGCCTTTCAACATTCAGAAGTGGTCTTGAAGTCAATACAGGAACAGCGGCTACTGCCCTTTTGGTGAGAGGTGACGCAAGAATTACTGGAATCCTTACTATTGGTACAGCATCAGTCACCATCGATGGTGAAAATGAAACAATCGGTGTTGGTATTGTTACCATCTCCAATTCTAATATTGAGATTGGTCCAAATGTTACCATTAACTCTGGTGCCACAGGTATCAACTCAGCACCCAATGTATTCTATGTTGCTAAAGATGGCAATGATGACAATAATGGAACATCAATTGATAACGCTAAACTGACTATTACCGGAGCTGTTGGTGTGGCTCAGTCAGGTTCAGTTATCAAGGTATTGTCTGGTAATTATGTTGAGAACAATCCTATCACACTCCCAGCTTTTGTAGCAGTAGTTGGTGATGATCAAAGAACTGTAAAGGTCTTACCAAGTAGTACAACTCAAGATCTGTTCCATGTCAATAAAGGATGTAAGTTAGCTAACATGACCTTCTCCGGTCACCTGGCTCCTTCATCTGCAGTTGCATTCCCAACAGCTGGTGCTACTAATGTTGGTGGTGGTAAGTGGAAAGGTCCATACATCCAGAACTGTACTAGTGACACCACTACTGGAACTGGTATCAGGGTTGATGGTGATAAGGCTGTCTTGACTAAGTCAATGAATGTTGATGCCTTTACACAATACAATCAAGGTGGTGTTGGTGTTGCTATTACTAATCAGGGATATGCACAATTAGTTTCAGTATTCACTATTTGTTGTAATGAAGCTATAACAGTTCATAAAGGTGGTCAAGCAGACCTGGCAAATAGTAACTGTAGTTTTGGTACTTTCGGTTTGGTTGCTAATGGTGTAAGTGATCAACAGTTTACTGGTATTGTAACTTCAAGTGGCAATGTTGGACAAGATAATATTGTTGTGAATGTAGGTGATGTTGCTACTAGACCATATGATGGTCAAATTGTTTATTTTGATCAACTCTACAAGTCTGTAGAAACCATTACAATTACATCTGGTGGTAGTGGATATACAAGTACACCTTCTGTAAGTATATCATCTCCCACAGGTCCAAATGGAGAAGTGTCAACAGCATTCGTCACAATAGAAAATGGTACAGTAACTGAAATTGATATCATTAGTAGTGGAAGTCAATATACAGGAACTGCTACTGTAACTATCTCTGCTCCAGATACAGGTACAACCGCCACTGCGACAGCAATTATGGCAGATACCTATTACACGATAAATAGCTCAACTCCTATTACTGCTGGGATTACTACATTAACTCTTGCTGAAAATCTACTCAACACTGTTGGAGTAGGATCTACAACATATTTCTTCCAACAGAGTAAGATTATCGCCAGTTCCCATACTTTTGAGTATATTGGTTCCGGCAATAATATTACATCAGCAACACCCAAGAGAGGTGGTGTTACAATTCAAGCAAATGAAGTTGTGACTCAAAATGGAGGTAGTGTGATTTATACCAGTACCGACCAGTCTGGTAATTTCAGAATTGGTGATGAGTTCCAGATTAATCAATCAACAGGAACGATTAGTGGAAGAGCATTCTCCAAAAGTCTGTTCTCAGAAATGACCCCTTTCATTCTAGCACTTAGTTAAATGGCACAGTTAGCACTTAATAGATTCAAGACAGAAACGATTGTACTGACCACATCTGATCAGACAGTCTACACTGCACCGACTGGATATACCGGTATTGTTCTTTATGCACATATCACAAATGTTGCGAGTGATTCTACAACAGTGACCATGTCACATGTTAGAAGTTCCACTACAACTGAAATCATCAAAGGTGCCACTGTACCAGTCAATGATGCTTTCATCCCTCTCGACGGTAAATTGGTTCTTCAGACCAATGATTCTGTCAAAGCAAGTGCTGGAGCTAATAGCACACTTAAAGTTCTTCTTTCAGTATTGGAGACTGCAAACTGATGCCTAAACTAATCAGTGAAATCAATGGTTCTGGTGGTGGTGGCAATATTGGAATTGCCAGTGATGGTATTGAGTTGGGAAATATGAAAACTTTGGATTATGAAAGTAATAGAATTGAGTTTGACAATACAACAGGTGTAGCCACTGTGTTCTCAAACCCTTTGACTATTATTGGACTATAAATAAAAGAAACTCTTTATTTGCGATGATTAACGAAGAGGGACTTAGGGATTGGTTTGGTAAATCCAAATCAAAAGATGGTAAACCCGGTTGGGTTCAATCTGATGGTTCCCCTTGTGCTAATGAACCTGGTGAAAAGGGAACACCTAAGTGTTATTCTTCGTCTAAGAAAGCTAGCATGTCGAAGAAAGAACTTCGATCAGCTGACACAAGAAAGTCAAGACAAGATCCCGGACAACAACAAAAGTCTGGAGCATCCAAACCAACCTACGTTTCTACTGATAAACCCAAGAAGAAAATGAAAGAAGAAATCTTTAACGAAGCATCAGATAAGAAAGGTAAAGGTAGTGGGACTAAAGACGCCTGTTATAGTAAGGTAAAGTCTCGTTATTCTGTATGGCCTTCAGCTTATGCCTCCGGTGCATTGGTAAAGTGTCGTAAGGTTGGTGCATCTAACTGGGGTAATTCCACTAAGAAAGAAGGATTTGAAGGTTTCTATGACCTTCCTGAGTTCACTGAGACTCAGATTGCAGCTATGAAGTATGCTGGTATTGAAGTAGAAGTTATTGATGAAGCATGTTGGAAAGGATATGAGAAAAAAGGTATGAAGACTATGTTTGGTAAGAGATATCCAAACTGTGTCAAGAAAGAAGAAACTGAAGTTAAGGAGAGTCACAAGAATCCTGATAGTGTGAAAGGCATTGCCAAGGAACTTGATAAGGCTGTTGAGATGCACAAGAGTCAGGCAAAGAGACTCAGAAAATCTGGTGTATCTGAAGAGAGAGAAAGGGTTCTTGAGAGATTGTCAAATCAATCACCTCATATTGATGAAGACGTACTAGACGAAGCAACAAGAATTAACGAGAATGGTAATGTTTATCTCGTCAATTTTTCTTGGAGAGGTAAATTTATGATGATCAAGTTGTTCTTCCCTGAAGTAAAGAAACCTACCAGACAGGAAGTAACAGCAGCTCTTGAGAAGATCTACCCCGGATGTATGGTTCAGAGATTTGATCTGGCTCTAAGACAACCTGGTGACACTATGTTAGTTGCTGGTGGCGGCGACAGAGCTAAACCTGGTCCTAACAACAATTATGTCAAACCAATGGGAACATCCTATGAGGGTTATGCCCCTGGTGATATTGATCAGAAGGTAGGAGCTGTTACACCTATCCCCAAAAGTGATAGAGATGCAGCTAGAGATAGAATACTCGCTAAGGCTAAGGCCAAACGTGAGAAACTAAAGAAAGAAGGGTACGAAGTAAAAAAGTATGAAGAGGCTGACATCGAAGAGGGTTCAGCCTGGACAAAGAAATCTGGTAAGAATCAATCAGGAGGATTGAATGAAAAAGGTAGAAAGTCGTATGAACGTGATAACCCAGGAAGCGATCTTAAGGCACCTTCAAAAAAAGTTGGGAACCCTCGTAGAAAGAGTTTTTGTGCGAGAATGAAAGGTATGAAGAAGAAATTAACGTCTGCTAAAACTGCAAGAGATCCTGATAGTAGAATAAACAAATCACTTAGAGCTTGGAATTGTTGATTAATTTATGGCTGATAATGTATATCTTGGTAATCCCCTTCTAAAGAAGGCCAATACTCCAATTGAGTTTACACAAGAACAAATTGAGGAGTATATCAAATGTAAGGATGATCCTGTGTATTTTGCACAGAACTATGTTCAGATTGTGACTCTGGATCATGGACTTCAACCTTTCAAGACTTATGATTTTCAAGAGAAGTTAATTAATAGATTTCATAATCACAGATTTAATATCTGTAAGATGCCACGACAGACCGGTAAGTCTACTACCTGTGTATCTTACCTTCTTCATTATGCAATTTTTAATGATAGTGTTAATATAGGAATATTAGCCAACAAAGCAACTACTGCTAGGGAGCTCCTATCAAGACTTGCAACTGCATATGAAAACTTACCCAAATGGATGCAACAGGGCATCCTCGTTTGGAACAAAGGAAACATCGAGCTCGAAAACGGCAGTAAAATATTGGCAGCTTCTACATCTGCAAGTGCTGTCCGAGGCATGTCGTTCAACATTCTCTTCCTCGACGAATTCGCATTCGTTCCAAACCATATTGCAGACGCCTTCTTTGCATCTGTTTATCCTACTATTACTTCTGGTAAATCAACGAAGGTAATTATAGTTTCCACCCCACATGGTATGAATCATTTCTACCGTATGTGGCATGATGCGGAGAGAAATAAAAATGAATATATTCCTACGGATGTTCACTGGTCAGAAGTTCCTGGTAGAGATGCTGTTTGGAAAGAACAAACTATTGCCAACACATCAGAACAACAATTTAAGATTGAGTTTGAATGTGAATTCTTAGGATCTGTTGACACACTGATTGCACCTAGTAAGTTAAAATCTTTAGTATTTGAACGACCACGTAAGTCAAACGCCGGATTAGATATTCACGTAGCACCAGAAACTGAACATGATTACGCGATGGCTGTTGACGTTGCACGGGGTGTTGGTAATGACTACTCTGCTTTTGTTGTTGTTGACATAACTACTTTCCCACATAAGGTTGTAGCGAAGTATAGGGACAACATGATCAAACCGATGTTGTTCCCTAGTGTCATCTATGATGTAGCCAAGAGTTATAATGAAGCTTTCATTCTATGTGAAGTCAATGATGTTGGTGACCAGGTAGCAAGTATTTTACAATACGATCTCGAATATCAGAACCTACTAATGTGTTCTATGAGAGGTAGAGCTGGTCAAGTTGTTGGTCAAGGATTTTCTGGGACAAAAACACAACTTGGTGTTAAAATGTCCAAGACAGTCAAGAAGATTGGGTCACTTAATCTGAAAACTATGATTGAGGAAGATAAACTCATCATGAATGACTATGAAATTATTTCAGAACTAACTACTTTTATCTCTAAACACAATTCATTTGAGGCAGAAGAGGGGTGTAATGATGACTTGGCTATGTGTCTTGTCATCTATGCGTGGTTAGTCGCTCAAGATTACTTCAAAGAACTTACAGATCAAGATGTTAGGAAACGACTTTATGAAGATCAGAAGAACCAAATTGAACAAGATATGGCACCCTTCGGTTTTATTAACGATGGACTCAATGTTGATTCTTTTGTGGATGATGAAGGAGACCGTTGGTTTACCGACGAATATGGCGACAAAGGAGGAGGAATGGACTATATGTGGAACTACCTGTAATGAGTGAATTTATACAAGACATCGATAAAAAAGTAATACCCAAAGTAGACAAGTGGGGTTTTACTATCAAACCAGAAATTAGTGATCATGATCATATTCTAATCTGTCTTAGAAATGCTCCCTGTGGCACAGATAGAAAACAATCCGAACGTCTAATAAAAGAATACGAAAAACGTGATCGTATTGTTCCCTTCATCAATCGTCTTAGAAATGAATCTTCCTGAAATAATTAAACACCAGTGTTTTAATTCTTTCTGTTTTTTAAATCAATCAGAAAGAGCAGTTATAATGATAGGTAATGATGCATATCGTGAATCATTAGATCTTGAGAATGATGATGCTCCCTGTTGGAATCTTCCGAGTAAAGAATCAAAAGGATTTGTTGGTTGGAATCCACAATGTGTTCCGACCATTGAATACATTTTATGGAAACTTGAAAAAATAAAAGAGGATGGTTATGGATCTGGATGGCCAGTTTAAATTAGGACACCTACTTTTATCTGATAGAAAATGCAGATCTTGTGGTGAGATTAAGAATTTGATAGATGGATTTTATAGAACAAGAAAGGATAAGGGAGCGGTAGCATCATCATACTCGTACATTTGTAAGGAATGTACCATAAGGAAAGTTATTCTAGACAGAAAGAAGAAATCACCAATGAATGATTGGGAATATCCAGATTGGTAATTACTTTGTCCTCGTTTTCGTCCCGTTTTACCCCCTGAAAATACACATAACTCTAAATAATTTTAGTTAAACTTGAGCACTTTAGGGAGAATCAAAAACATGGCGACTCCTCAATTATCTCCCGGTATTCTTACCAGAGAGATTGACTTAACAGTTGGAAGAGTTGATAATATTAGTGCCGCAGTTGGTGCTATTGCTGGACCCTTCCAACTCGGTCCCATTGACCAACCAATTGAGGTTGTCAATCAAGCTGAATTATTGGAGGGTTTTGGAAAACCTCTGTCTACAGATAGACAATACGAATATTGGTTGTCGGCTTCATCGTATCTTACATATGGTGGAGTTCTTTCGGTTATCAGAACAGATGGCGCTGAACTGAAAAACGCAAACGCTGGTGTTGGTGTTGATAATGTTACAACACTGAAGATCAAAAACAACGACGATTACGAAGAGAATTATCAGGAAGCTGCTAATTACTACTACGCATCTAAGAACCCCGGAACCTGGGCTAACGGATTGAAGGTTGCTTTTATTGATAACGCGGCAGATCAAACACTGGGTATCAATACTGTAGCACCGGGTGGTAGTCTTCACGTTGTTGTCGGTACTGCTGTTACAGCCTCTATCACTGGTGTTATCGCTGGTGCTGGCACGACATCATCTTTCGATGGTTACATTAAAGGTATTGTTACTGGTGTTACCACAGACGCTGGTGGTTCTAGTTCGATTGACGTTAGAGTTCTTTCGAGAGTTGACACCGCTGGTACAGAGACTAATGTTAAGTACGCTAAGAATGACTCCACTAGAGCGTTCGCTGCAACTAATCAACTAATCTTTACAAACTCAACAGGTATTACAACCGGTTATACAGCCCCAGTCACGACAGCAGTTGACTGGTATGATCAACAAACAATTGGTACCAATAACCCAATCTTCTGGAACACAATCGCTGGTAAACCAGTTGATTCTAACTTTTCTGGTTCTAGAAATGGTGCGGGTGACTCACTCCACATTGTAGTTATTGACGACAGTGGTAGTATCACTGGTATTCAAGGTAATATTCTTGAGAAACACACCTTCCTTTCTAAGGCATCTGATGCTGTAGCTGATGGTGAAGCACCAACTAGGACATATTATAAGAACGCGTTGGTTAACGGTTCTAGGTATATCTTCGCTGGTTATAGTCCTGCTAATGCTGAAGACTCAGTTCAAGGTACAAGTCCAAGAGCTATTAACTTTAGTTCTGGAACTTTACCAATCACAATTGGTGGTGGAGCTTGGGGACAAATAGCACAAAATATTAGTTTCTCAGCCATTGGCAATAAGACATACACTCTTGGTGGTGGTCAAAACTATACATCAAATAGTGGATTCCCAGCAACACTTGGAGATCTTCAGACTTCTTATGAAGTCTTCTCGAATGATGCAGAAGTTACTGTTGACTTCCTCCTGATGGGTCCCGGTCTTCCTGATAAGATCAATTCCCAAGCTAAGGCTAACAAACTGATTCAAGTTGCCGAATCTAGAAAGGATTGTATAGCAGTTATCTCCCCGCACAGAGATGACGTTGTCGGTCAGACTCTTGCTGCAACACAAGTACAGAATGTTCTTGAGTTCTATGCACCTCTGACATCTTCCTCCTACGCTGTATTTGACAGTGGTTGGAAGTATACTTTTGATAGATTCAATAATCAGTTCGTCTACATCCCATGCAACCCAGACGTTGCAGGAACAATGGTTAGAACTGACACTGAATCCTTCCCTTGGTTCTCACCAGCTGGTACCCAAAGAGGAGCTATCAATGACGCGGTCAAGTTGGCTTACAACCCAAGTAAGGCACAGAGAGACCAACTCTATAGTAATAGAATCAATCCAATCATGAACAAACCAGGTGCTGGTATTGTTCTGTTTGGTGACAAGACAGCACTTGGTTATGATTCCGCTTTTGATAGAATAAACGTAAGAAGATTGTTCCTGACGGTTGAAAAAACCATCGAACAGGCAGCCAATTCAAGACTCTTTGAAGTCAACGATCAGACTACAAGATCTGGTTTCGTGAACGCTGTTGAACCCTTCCTCCGTGATGTTCAAGCAAAGAGAGGTCTTTTTGACTTTGTAGTTAAATGTGACAACACAAACAACACTCCCGACCTCATTGATAACAATGAGTTTAGAGCAGACATCTTCTTGAAACCTACGAAGTCTATCAACTTCATCACACTTACCTTTGTTGCCACCAGAACTGGTGTTGACTTCTCCGAAGTAGTCGGAACTGTTTGATCATAATATTAACTAAACTAACGGAGAACAATTAAAATGGCTTCAGTAAGAACATTATCATCTTTCAAAACACAATTGGCGGGCGGCGGCGCCCGTCCCAATCTATTTGAGGTATCAATTCCCTCATTTCCAACATCACTAACTGGTGCGGTCGATGCTACTGGCGGTGGCGAAGGTGGAGATACAGATACCTCAGATCCATGGAGTTCTTACACAGATAACTTTAAGTTTCTGTGTAAAGCAGCTCAACTTCCAGCTTCAACAGTGAATCCAATCAGTGTTCCTTTTAGAGGTAGAACTCTGAAAGTCGCTGGTGATAGAACATTCGCTGAGTGGACAGTCACCATCATCAACGATGAGGACTTCACTCTGAGAACCGCTTTTGAGAAGTGGAGTGATGTTGTATCAAACCTAATTGATAACACTGGTGTCACTAATCCAAGTTCTTACATGACCAATGGTTTTGTTAAGCAATTGGGTCGTGGTAACAGTGCATTCTCACCAACTAATAATCCAGGAACTGTTAGTGTTCTGAGGAGCTATAAGTTCTATGACATTTGGCCTTCTGAGGTCAGTGAAATTGCACTTAGTTATGACAGTGCTGACACAATTGAAGAATTCACTGTAACCTTCCAGGTTCAATACTTCACTATCGGTGAATCCGATGAGAGCGCAGCTGGTGAAGGTGTTAACACAGGTTCCATTAGTGAGGAATCTGCCGCATCTGGGGATGAGTGATTTTCGAGTTATAAATACTAGGAGACAAATCCTAGTATTTATTTGAAATGGCGAGATTATTTGGTTTCTCAATTGAAGATAATGAAAAGACCTCGGAGAGTGTAGTATCTCCAGTACCACCAAGTAATAATGATGGTACGGACCACTACGTCTCTTCGGGGTTTTATGGCAGCTATGTAGATATTGAGGGTGTATATAAAAATGAGAACGATCTAATTCGTAGATATCGATCAATGGCACTCTATCCTGAGTGTGATGGTGCGATCGAAGATATTGTAAATGAAGCGATCGTAGCGGACACGAATGATAGTCCTGTAACGATTGACCTTCAAAACTTAAATGCCAGTGATGGCATCAAGAAAAAGATTAAGGAAGAGTTTAAATATATTCTTGAACTTCTTGACTTTGACAAAAAAGCTCATGAAATCTTCCGCAATTGGTATATTGATGGAAGACTATATTACAACAAGGTCATCGATCAAAAAGATCCTTCAGCTGGTATTCAGGAACTGAGGTATATTGATGCGTCGAAGATGAAGTTCATTCGTCAAGTCAAAAAGAATCCAAAAGATTCACTGAACAATCTTGAAAGAGGTGGTAGGGACAACCCACAGAGTTATAACTTCCCAGATCTTGAAGAGTATTTTGTTTATACTCCTGGCAATTCAAAGTCAGGTTCAATTGCCAGTGCCTTTACTGCTGGTAGTGCGAAGAGTATCAAGATGACTCGTGATTCTGTCACATATTGTACTTCTGGTTTAGTAGATAGAAATAAAGGATCAACTCTATCTTGGCTTCACAAGTCAATTAAACCACTCAATCAACTAATGATGATTGAAGATGCTTTGGTCATCTACAGACTTTCAAGAGCACCAGAACGTAGAATCTTTTATATTGATGTAGGTAATCTACCTAAGGTAAAGGCAGAACAATATCTTAGAGATGTGATGATGCGTTATAGAAACAAGTTGGTCTATGATGCAAATACCGGTGAGATCAGAGATGATAAAAAACACATGTCTATGATGGAGGACTTCTGGCTTCCTAGACGTGAGGGGGGTAGGGGAACTGAAATCTCCACACTTCCTGGTGGTCAAAATCTTGGGGAAATTACTGACATCCAATATTTCCAAAAGAAACTTTATCGTTCATTGAATGTACCAGAGACAAGACTTCAGGGAGATAGTGGATTCTCCTTGGGTCGTTCTTCTGAAATCCTGAGAGATGAGATCAAGTTCTCCAAGTTTGTTGGAAGAATGAGAAAAAGATTCTCAGCAATGTTCAGTGACATGTTAAAGACTCAACTCCTCCTTAAGAATGTGATTACACCTGAGGATTGGAACTATATGGGTGACCACATCCAGTATGACTTCCTCTATGATAACCACTTCTCTGAACTCAAAGAGTCAGAACTCTTTGAGAACAGACTGAACCTTGCTGGTTTGGCTGAACCTTATGTTGGTAAGTATTACTCTCAGGAGTACGTTAGAAGAAACGTCCTCAGACAGACTGATGCCGAGATTGAAGAACAGGATAAGATGATGAAAAAAGAAATCGCTGATGGTACAATCATCGATCCTAAAGAAGTTCAGAATATGCAAATGGCATCTCAAGAACTTGATTTTCAAAGTCAGATGAATACTGCTGAAGGTGGTGGTGAGGGTCCAAAAGAACCCGAAGCAGAAGAAACCCCAAAACCCAAGGGTGGCGACATCTAAATAACTAAAACATTATTATTAATAATATGGATGAACTTATGGATTTGTTGGTGAAAGATGAAAGTCCTTCCCAAATTAGTGATTCAATTAAAGATATTCTTTTTGCCAAGGCAGCAGGAAAAATTGAAAATATTCGACCAAACATCGCTGGATCCGTCTTTGATGATGAAGAAGAGGTAGGAACTGAAGTTTCTACTGAACTCGAAGGCGAAGTTGAATAAATAAAATCATACACTAGGGATTAACAATGGCTAGGACATTAATTATTGGTAATGAGATTGCGGTCCCTACTACGTCTGGGACTGCTATTTCATTCACACAAGCTACAGTGTTGAGAGTAATTAATGTTTCTGGTTCAGCTGCCACTGTCGGTGTCGCTACAGTAGTTGGTCAAACTGGACGTTTTATTACGATTCCTACAGGAACTGTTGAATTTATTGAGAAAAAACCAAATGATGTTGTATATGGAACTGGCACATCCAGAGCCGCTAAAGTGGGTTACACAGGGTAAATCTAATGAAACTTATCAGAGAAGAGATCGAATCAGTTGATTTTATCGTTGAAGAACGCAACGGTAAGAAAAACATGTTTATTGAAGGTATATTCCTTCAAGGAAACCTTAAGAACAGAAATGGTCGTATGTATCCAATGGAGACTCTGAGAAGAGAAGTCCAAAGGTATACAGAAAGTAATGTCAATTCTGGGAGAGCTCTTGGAGAACTCGGACATCCAGATGGACCAACTGTTAATTTGGACCGCGTCAGTCACAAAATTGTTTCACTCAAAGAGAATGGAACAAACTTCATTGGTAAGGCGAAAATTCTTTCTACTCCAATGGGTAAAATTGCAGAGTCCCTCATTAACGAAGGCGTTAAGTTGGGTGTTTCTTCAAGAGGTATTGGATCACTTAAACAAACAAGAGAAGGCATAAATGTCGTTGGTGATGACTTTATGTTGTCAACTGCTGCCGACATTGTGGCTGACCCTTCTGCACCAGATGCTTTCGTTGAAGGTATCATGGAAGGTAAAGAATGGGTATGGGATGGTGGTATTCTTCGCGAATCCCTAGCTAAAAAAACTTACCAACAAATCAATACTCTGGTAACACAGGGTGAACTTGATGAAAAGAAACTCGATGTATTCAATAATTTCTTGAATAACCTGTGAGTGCTTAAAAATACTAATTTATAAATAAATATAGATTAAATACGGTTAATCGGAGTAGTTCAACAATGTCTCGTGGAGATTTACAAGAAATGGAGCAATCTAAAACTGCTGTGAATGCGAACGCTAAACCTGCTGAGTCAATGCCTAAGTTGACTGATCCAGGTACACAGCTCGGTAGTGTAGAAGATCTCGGTGGTCCAACCCCTGAGAACTACAAACCTGATGATGATTCGGCAAAGCTCAGAGAGCCTAAGATCGCAACTGTCAAGGATGTGGTTAACAGAGGTGCTAAAGCCGCAGATCAAATGAAGAAAATGGCCAAAGAAGAAGCTGAAGCTTCCGAAGAGGAAGTTGTAGCTGAGGCCGAGACTACCGAAGAGGAAGTCGTTTCTGAAGAGGAAACCAAAGAAGAGTATAACGTCGATGAAGATGTTAACGCTCTCCTTGGTGGTGAAGAACTCTCCGAAGAATTCAGAGAAAAGGCTAAGATCGTTTTCGAAGCCGCACTTAATTCAAAAGTAAAAGAAATTCAAGAAACTCTCGAAGTTCAATACTCCGAGAAACTTGAAGAGGAGAAAGAAGGTCTTAAGGACGTTCTTACTGAAAGAGTCGATGCCTATCTTGAGTATGTCTGCGAAGAGTGGATTACCGAGAATGAATTGGCTGTCGAACAAGGTCTTAAGACCGAAATGACCGAATCATTCCTTTCTGGAATGAAGGGTCTTTTTGAAGAACATTATGTAACAATCCCTGAAGATAAATATGATGTGCTGGAAAGCATGGTAGAAAAACTAGATGACATGGAGACCAAGCTCAATGAGCAAATTGACAAGAATATCGATCTGAACAAGAGACTCGCTGAGTCCACTGCAGGTTCGATTCTTGATCAAATCTCTGAGGGACTCGCAGAGACCCAGAAAGAGAAGCTCGCTTCACTTGCCGAAAGTATTGAGTTTGAAAGTGATACAGAATATCGTGAGAAACTGGAAACCCTGAAGGAGTCATATTTCTCCGGTAAGGCACCAGCTCCAAAAGCAGCCCAACAACAGACTCTGTCTGAGGGTGTAGATACAACCGAATCTCCTGTTACAGGAACCATGGACGCTTATCTGCGTTCCCTGGGCGCTTTTAAAAAGTGATTTCAACATTAAATTCAAACAAATAAGGTAAAGCAATGTTTCAGTCCGAAAGATTGCAGGAAAAGTGGAGTCCACTTCTCGACTATGATGGTCTTGATCCAATCAAAGATTCTCATCGTAGAGCCGTAACCGCGGTCCTGCTAGAAAACCAAGAAAAATTCCTCCGTGAGGAGCAAGCATTCTCGTCAGGTATCAACCTGATGGAATCCCCCACCGTCAACACCGACCCTGGAGCTACCGGAAACGCTGGCTTCTCTGGTAGTGCAAGTGGTACAGGTCCTGTTGCAGGTTTCGATCCCGTTCTGATCTCACTGATCAGACGAGCAATGCCTAACCTGGTCGCTTATGACCTGGCTGGTGTTCAACCAATGAACGGTCCTACTGGACTCATCTTCGCAATGAGATCCCGTCTACAAGATCAGAATGGTGCAGAAACGTTCTTCGACGAAGTAGATACCGCATTCTCTGGTCAGGACGCTAATTTCGATCTGACTGGTGGTATGTCCGATGTCCAAGCTGGTCTTGGTACAACCGCACAGTCTGGTAGCAACCCAGGTGTTCTGAACCCTGTTGGCACAGCCAATTCCGAAGGCTATGTCGTCGGTCAGGGTATGAAGACCCAAGACTCTGAAGCACTGGATAGTGGCAATAACGCCTTTAACCAGATGGCTTTCTCGATTGAGAAAGTTACTGTTACAGCCAAGTCAAGAGCCCTGAAGGCCGAGTACAGCTTGGAGCTGGCACAGGACCTTAAGGCTATTCACGGTCTTAACGCTGAAGCCGAACTGGCTAACATCCTCTCAACCGAAATTTTGGCTGAGATCAACCGTGAAGTCATCAGAACTATCTACAAGGTAGCTGAACAAGGTGCTGTTTCTAACACCGCTACTTCCGGTATCTTCGACCTGGACGTTGACTCCAACGGTCGTTGGTCCGTTGAGAAGTTCAAAGGACTTCTTTTCCAAATCGAGCGTGACGCTAACGCGATCGCACAAAGAACTCGTAGAGGGAAAGGCAACATGGTTCTGTGTTCCGCAGACGTTGCTTCCGCACTTACGATGGCTGGTATCCTGGATTACACTCCAGCACT